CGTCCACCACCGAACGAACCACCTTTGTGAACATCAAGTCCAGTTTGTTGGGACACTTTGAATAATAGTTCCATCATTTGGTCATTCTGATATGGTAAATAACCATTGGAGTGAATACCCAAGATTGTACTATCATCCTCACGAACGATACCAATTTTATCAGGGATAATAATTCCTGACGAAGTTTGAAGTCCTTCGGTACGGACTTTCCAATTTAAACCAGTTCTATCCAAGAACTGATTAACCCGATTGTTTTCTACGATTTCCATCTGTTTAATTTTTATGGTTTAATAAATGATTGTATGACAAAGATAAATTAATCTGGGATATAATCCAAATTTATTTTTAAGAAATATTAATTATTTTTTTCCTCCTGATCCACCTGTGATCAGAGCTCCCAATATTACTGGGTAATACTTGACGATACCCCAGTAATTTTACGGGACGATCAGGTCGAGAAAAATTCTTGGACATAAAAAAACCCCCGACAGAATCGGAGGTCTTATTAAAGTAGGTGGTTTTATTACACCAACAAATCTTGTACTGAATGTTCGGAAGTTTTTTCATCCCACACATCATCATTCCAATCCTCACCGACTTGGGTACAAGTCTTGTAGAAAATTTCAACAACACCATTCTCGATGGTGACAACTCCTTCGGTTCTCTCGTTGATAGGAATCAAATCCTTTTCAACAAGGAATAGAAGTACGAGTTCGTACTCCAAAAATTGGTCGGTGTTCTCCGACTCAATGTATTCAACTTGTCCTTGGAAATCCAAGGAGAACTCAAACTCCACATTAGAGTTTAGAGTTTTTTCGATTTGGGAAGTGAACAAAGTGTCCATAGTGTGTAGGTCTATTGGTTAGTAGACAATACAAATATAAAAAAGAAATTCCGTTTTACAATACATTTATGAAAAATTATTTTACTTTTTTTCTGACCCTGGTAATCCAAATACATTACTGGGTAATACAAGAATTCCAGTTCGGGGACCTACTGGAAATTAATACTGGGTAAACTCCCCAGTAAAGTAATACGTCCGAACCGTCGCGTCGGAAATTCTAACACACACTATAAACTCCCCAGTAAAGTAATACACCTAACCGGTCGAGGACCTGAGGTATGAACAAAAAAAAAGGATAGTCTTTCGACTACCCTTCTTCACCTTTCCAACCTATGTATTTCTACACAACTACTCCTTCTAAATGTTGTAATACGGACTTACCTTCATCCCAACAATCGTCCTCACTATAATAACTTCCACAACATTCAACTAATGTTTTGTGTTCGTGACCTTTATTACAAGTTTCAATTTCATAAACTTTGTATTGATAAACTTCACCCGTTAAGTATTCATCATAAATTCTAACTTCACTATTCATAATCAAACTTAACTTTTCTTCACCCCTTTCAAATTCTTTACCACACATTAAGTTCAATTGTTTTTCACTTATGAAAACCCAACCAACTTGTCCACTATCCCATTGACAACTGAACGGACTTGTGGATATAGTTATACCACTATGGTCGTACATATACAAAGGTTTAATCAAAAGGACTTTATGGTCACTTTCAATTTGTGACTTCAATTCATCCCAACTATCAAAGTCAACACTTTTGTAGTCAGTTTTGTCACCAATATCGTACCTTTTGTGAAAACAAATCATTGTAGTAATGTTATCCCATTCGGTACGAGGATTCATTGGGTCGTTATCGTGTTCGACAACTAATTCATACTTTCTCATTTTAATGTTTTTTAGTGTACACAAATATACAACTAATTCGGTTATATCAAAAATAAATTTGTTAAAATATTGTCAAAGAATTTTGGATACCCGTGAAGGTAAAATAATTTACTGGGATGTATGACAAGGATACCCCAGTAAATTTTCGACTCTGTCTTCCTGATGATGAGGTTCTTTTTGTATTACCCAGTAATAAAAACAGATGGACGGAGATGGAGAAATTTTTGAACAAAAAAAATCCACCCCTTTCGGAGTGGACTTCGGTTAGTAGGGGAACTAACCTTTAAATGAACTCGTAAATGTTTCCGTTGTATGACACTTCTTTAACATTATCCAAACTTACCGATAAGGTTTGTACCTTTCTTTCACTCGGTTGATTTTTGTAATTGTTTGACTTCACCAACCAACTATCAAATTCAGTTTGGTCAATCGGGTTTCCTTCAAACTCAAATTCAACTTGTGGTTTCACTTCCATAAACCACTCGTATTGAAGATAAAACTTTTTTGTGTTTTCGTTGTAAAGGATAACATTGTTGATGTGGTTACCAACTTTGTTTTGACCTACTTGAAAATTACCTTCACCACCTTCCCTCACTTCGTTACCTTTTACTCGTTGTTCGTACTCACCACCGATTAAAACTCTAACCGATTTTTTCTTCACAACTTTTCCATAATACTTGTTCAAACCTTCTCTACCACCTTTGTTCATTTTAGGGATAGTGTGTGTAACTAAATTCATAAATGTAGGATTTTTAACCTCGTTCATCATTTTGATAAACTCACCTTGTAGGATTTTGAAACGATTTTTTTTCATAACATTATTTTGTTTATTTTTTCAATACTCTAAATTACAACTTTTATCCAATATAACAAAATATATTTAATATTTTTTTATCCACATTCTTAATTTTTTTTTGTGGACAAATTGTGGATAACTTTTTTCCCCGTGATCCAGAAAATAAATTACTGGGGAAACGAAGAAAAAAAAAATTACAAGGTTGTAAGAAATAAAATACTGGGGTATAAAGAAAAAATCTGTGTTCGATGTGTTTGATATTACTGGGGTGTAATACGTTTACCCCAGGAAACTTTTCCTGGAGGATCTGATCCAATGGTCGTTGTTATGTAATACCCAGTAATTTTTTCCTGGAGACTCAGGTTCCACTCCTTCTTCTAAACAAAAAACCCCCGAACTAAAAGTCCGAGGGTTTCAAATAAATTGTGTCGAGTCTAATACATTATTTCAAACTTATCTTCTTCGGGAATTACGGATAAACTTCTTCCGTTATCCCAATTCACACCATAATAACCCATATCATCAACGAATACAATCGTACCCATTGTGTTAGGTTGAATAGGGTTTGTCTTTGGGTCATCATCCATTAGAATCAATCTAATTCTTTTACCGACCATTTCTTTTCTGATTTTTAATAGTTCAAACATTGTTAAAGATTTTATTCGTTAGAAAATAACATTTCCATTAAACCAATAACGACGGGATGAATGTCTTTATTGTTTGAATCTCCCCATTGTTTGACTTCCCCATTTTCTTGAATGTGAAAGTTTGTCTTTGTACCATCGGTTAGTTTAAACCAACCCTTAACTTCATTGTTCCCAATGAAATTCATTTTTTGTGTTGTGATTTGTGTAGTCATTTTGTTTAGATGTTTAGTACCCAAATATACAACTATTATTTTTATATACAAACATTATTTGTTAAAATTTTGTGAAAGAATTTTTCCCGTGTTGTAACATGTAATTGATTACTGGGGTAATACGAAGATGTGGTTTTCCCGTCGCACGGTGTTCACATTTACTGGGGTGTTCACGTTCCGTGAACATTGGTAATACGTGAACATAGAATATATCCCAGTAATTTATTAGCATGTGCATGTGCTGCTACGGCGCCTGGTGTTGTGCTGCATTAGTAATACGCACAAAAAGAAAAACCCCCACCATTTCTGATGAGGGCTCACTTACTAACCACACTATTAAACAAAACTATTGTCACATATCGTACGCAAATGTAGGGATAAAAAACCAAAACATAAAATAAAACGTTAAGCCAATTAGTATTACACCTAAAATGCCGTCCCAAAATTCCCTTCGGTCGTTTTTATACGTCCACACAAAGGTTTCTATAAATTCTTTCATCTTAATAAGAGTTTTGGTTATAGGTATCATACGTGTTATAATTTCTTCCACGATTGTTATCTCGATAGTCATTACGAGAAACACGTTGAGGATATCTCGGTCTTGGTACAAAGGAGTTTTCCATTTGTTCATCAATCGGTTGAACATTCCAATCTAAATCTTGTTGCTTGCATTCTGCCCAATGAATGTTATAAATCAACTCAAGTCGTTCAGTTACAATGATATAACTATTCTCGTTGAAGTGGATTTTGGTCACAGGCTCACCAGTGTTCTTGTCAATGATTTCATACATTGAATGTACATTTTGTGGATTCATTACCACCGGTCTTTTTGAATTTGAATTTGTCAGTTTGATTAACATAACATTTAAATTTAAGAGTGAATAAATAATTTATAACATTTGAAATGTAAAATATGATAAAAGAACCACCCAACAGATTGCACCAATAGTTAATGCACGTTTTTCGTTATTTGGTATTTTCATTTTCTTTTTTTTTTAATATGATTAATTTGGTTTCTTTTGTTGATACAAAGATATAACAATTATATTAAACTTCCAAATTTATTTTAAGAAATTTATTAACCGGTCTGTTGATGGAAAGTTTATTACTGGGGAAAGTGTTGATGAGAAATCTGACGAAAAACAAAAATACGTTACTGGGATAATTCCCCAGTAAAAAGTCCGGATGGGAAGATGATGTAGAAATTCTTGGACAAAAAAAAGGGATATCATTTCTGATACCCCGATTTTCACTAACACCACAAATACTAATCTTTATAAATGATTTTATTTGTAATGTCCTTTATAACCTCTCGTATTGTAATACCTTTAACTCCAACCTCAACCATACAACCATAAATGTTGGTTATGATAGTGTTAACGTGTTTAAAATCACGATACACTTCTCGGTTACCCCAACTATTACCTTTTTTAATTGTCAACCTTGTTGTTTCCCAACCTTTCTTATTGTTGACATATACTGATATGTTGAAATTAGTATCGTAATACGTTCTTCTATATGTTTCCATATTATTTAGTTAAGATACCCAACTTGTGTAGGTCGTTGTAATTAAATGTGTTATTCAACTTCTTACCGAATATGTTCTCGTATATGATTTCCATATTAACCTTATTCAATTTTGGTTTCTTAATACCATACTTCTCACAAAGTTTTACAAAGTTTCGTGTATCACAAACGATTTCAACATTCCTACTTTCTTCGGTATTAAACCATTGATTACCTGACTTGGTACCCACACCACTTACTCCAATCATACAATACCTAAACCCACCACAATCACCCCACCAATTATCTTTCATATCCATTTCATACACTTTGGTAATTAGAACAAAGATATTTTCATTGTTCCAATGTTTTCTAACTACGATTTGACCTTCAACGAATTTTTTAGTGTCTTTCTTAACAATCTTTTTAGTTAATCTTTCCACTTCTTCCTCGTAGATTTTTCTTCTCATCATATAGTCATTAAACATATTATCCTTGATTTTATCCACTCTACTAACGAAAGAGGTTTCACTTTGATAATACTTGTTTTCTAACTCTTTGATTTTTTCTTTTGTCATTAAGATTTCATTTTCGAAATTTCTTAATGTTGTCGTTTCGTTTTTACGAGGTCGACCAACCTTTCTTTTTAATGTTTCCATTGTTTATGTGTTTAGTGTCCACAAATATAAAACTAATTTCATTATATACAAAATAAAAATGTTAATCTTTTCTAAAAATTTATTAACCGGTCACCGACGGGAACAATGTATTACTGGGGAAATGAAGATGAAGAATTCCTCAAGAGGTGAAAACGATTTTACTGGGATGTAATACCCAGTAATGTAATACCGATGATCGTTATAAATTTCTTCAGACTCTGTGTTGAATATCCCAGTAATATGTCTTACCTGTCACGGTGTGTCGGAGATTCCTCCTCAAACAAAAATCCCCCGAAGAAAAACTCCGAGGGATTAAACAAGAATGGAAAAACAAATCTAACTTTCAATCAACCTATCAATAACATCGACCAATTCATCAAACATAATGTCGTGGTCAATAGTTTCAACCACAACCATCATATCATTTACCAATCGGACTTCATAATAATCTAAACCATTTAGAGTAATCAATACGAATTGTTTCCACTTCGCACCCGTTACTTTCAATAGAATACCCTTAACATAACCATCTTCCGTTAAACCTATACGGATAAGTTTTGTAACACCCCAACACATAAAAGGAATACCTCCTTGTGTTTTGTACAATACATACATAGTATCACTGGGGTTAAACTCTCGTACCCCCAAACTGGAAAGTTTTTGTTCCGTTGTCATATCATTTTGTTTTTAGTGTATACAAATATAACACTATTACCAGTTTATTCAAAATTTTTTTTGTTAAACTTTTGTGAAGGTGAGGTTCCCTGAAAATATATTCCTGGGGTACACCCCAGTAAGGTTATTTGAAAAACTAGAAAATTTTTTTTATACGGGTTTTTCATCCCAGTAATTTTATTTCAATTTTATAATTTTTTTCTCTGTATTTTTTTTACCCCAGTAAGGTTTTTTTGAAAACCAGGAAAATTTTTTTTTTTCTTCGTAAAAATAATATTACTGGGTTGTTGAAATAAAAAAACTCAAAAAAAATTTGGATGTACTGGAATTAGTAAAAAATCGGAGAAAAGTAAAACTATATTACTGGGGTGACGGAATGAATATTTTTTTTTTAGAATATAAAGATAAAAATTTTTTTTGTTGTTTACAAACTTTTTTTATTACTGGGGTAACTTTTTCTGATCCCCGGACGATCATCCAAAATAAATTACTGGGGTGTGCAGTTGAGTCGTACACCCGGATGTCGTGAAAAACATTCCTGGGGTAACAATCCTAAAATGTGCGCAGTAAAAAGTCTTAAATGTGCGCAGTACCCCAGTAAACAAAAACAACGATCAGGAAAAAAATCAGGTTTCCTTCCAAAACAACCCAGTAATATTTCCCTGATGATGACCCGGTAACGGGTTGTGGTAGAAATAAAAAACCCCCACCGAATTAACGATGAGGGTTTGGGGGAGGGGGAAACGACTAATCTTTTATTTTGAATCTGTGTTAGGAACACTAATTAATATTAACAATACACCGAATAGGAATACCATAGTCCATAAGGTACCTATCCAATTAAAACTACTATCAAGTTGAATACTCCCGTCATCAACCAAAAAACCGAGGAATAGGAGTAGGGAACATACGGACACCAATGTCATTCCGACATTAAACATTCTGTTATAAGTTTTTTTCATATCATTTGATTTAGAAGACAAAGATATAACAATAGTTTCATTATACAAAATATAATCGTTAATGTTTTCCTAATAGATGTGGGACCTCAGGATACACAGGGGGATTATTACTGGGTAGACCTCCCTATACCCATAGGTGGGGGGTCCCCCCTCCCCGTATCCCCCCTTATATAGGGGGTATTTTGACATCCTAAAAGGGGGGTCAATGCCGTAACAGAAATTTTTCCGGAAAAAAAGTTGAAAAATCGACTTTATACCCCTAAACTGAAAAAAAAATTTTCCAGAATTTTTTGGGAATATTTATAACATATGAAATTATTAGACATTGTATATGAATCTGTTGTTGACGAGGGGTTAAAAGTCACTCAAGACGAATTCATGCAAAGAGTTAAGCGTAAATTCAAGAATGATTTAGTTACACTACCTAATGGTAAAAAAGTTCCTCGTTATGACTTTTCCAAAACAGTTTATAAAGGTGCTAGAGTTCCTATAACTTTTTATTGTAACAAAATAGGTAAGGACGGTAAACCACATGGTACACAACAAGTGGGTGCTTTAAACAACATGTTAAATAGAAACGATGGTTGTAAATTGTGTGGTGCTGAGAACACATCATCTCGTTTTGGTCATAATCAAGATAAGTTTATAAAAAAAGCGGAAGAAAAATGGGGAAAGGGTAGATGGGACTACTCTAACTTAAAATATACAGGGAGTGAAGAACCTGTAGATATTATCTGTCACAGAAAAGATGAAAATGGTGTGGAGCATGGACCATTTAGAATTAATAGAGCACAGTGGTTCTTAACAAAGAATAATCCCATGTATTGTAAACAATGTTCCAATGAATATCGTGCAAATTCAAGAACTGAAAAATCACGTACCCGTGAGGAGTTTATAAAAAAGGCTGAAGAAGTAAACGGTAAGGGTACATACGATTATAGTCAGATGATTTATAAACAAGGTAAGGGTAAGGAACCTGTAAAAAATATCATATGTCATAAAAAAGATGAGAATGGTGTGGAACACGGTTTGTTTAATGTGAAACTGGCACAAAGTTTAATTGCCCAAGAGAGACCTGTAGGTTGTCCAAAGTGTGGAAAACTTAAGAAAACAGAAAGAGTATCATATAAAAAAGATGAATGGATTGAATTTTCTCGTAGTATACATAAATTGAAAGATGGAACACCAAAATATACCTACGAGAAAATTGATTTGATAAAATCACCCTATATACAATCCCTTGATTATGTGATTCTAAACTGTCCAAAAAAAGGACATGGTGATTTTTCTATTAAATCTGGTGCTCATTTATATAGTAAATCAGGTTGTCCCAAATGTGCAACATCCAAAGGTGAGGATGCTGTGGCACAATATCTTTATTCTTTAGGTTATGACACAATAAAGGATAAAAGATTTGATGACTGTACAAACGCTTGGAAAGGAATTCAATGTTACAGATATAAATTTGATGCATATTGTCCAGAACTAAACACCATATTTGAATTTGATGGTGGATTTCATTTTATAAGAACCTTTAAACAGACCGAGGAACATTTTCAATTACGTGTAATGGATGATAAATACAAAAACAACTATTGTAAGAGGAAAGGTATCAAATTGGTGAGAATTGCATATACTGATATGAAAGATATCAAAGGACAGATTGATAAAGCATTAAAGAGTAATAAGATGTTATGGTTATCTGATAATTACCCTAAGAAGGGTTGGAACAGTTAGTAATCGAATAATACTATATTATTCTCTTCATCAATACCAAGATTACTTAGGTGGAAATCTAATAATACCAAACCTCCCAACTTTAACATATTGAACTCTTGGATAATCCCAAGTATGTTACCATATAAAACATCGTTGTTTTTAACTTCTTCTGATAGGTCGTTTTTCTGATTAACTATATAAGCCATGATGTTACTCGAATGTTTTTTAACAATATCCACTACATCCATAAATTCGGGTACATCTGTGATAAGTTTATACTTGTGTTTTACTATAATGTACCTATCCTCATCAAATGCATTCTTCCCCGTCTTTTTCATGGAATATATCTTAGGGAAGTGTTTCAGGTCACCCTTGAATTTTAAAATTCTCTTTGATACTAATATTTCGGTGTCATCCTCGGTTAGTTTGTATATCTTACCGTTCTTTTCATATACCGACCCCCAATTACCTTTTCCGATTTTCTCGTAGTGGGATTCCTTTATTATGTCTATTAGTTTCATGATTTATAAATATTAACGGTAAATTTTTTAGAATATGAGTACACAATATTCGTAAAATAAACTACATTTTAAAAAAACATGGACATAGATGTCCGAATTATATATTATGAAAATCAACGAACTTTACGAAACGGTAATTAATTATCAAACACAGAACAGGGTATTCTTTCAGAATGCCGAGAATTGGGACATTAGAAGATTGGGTGAAATGTATAAAGAAGGTGAACTAATCTTGCAGGATTGGTTTCAACGAGACTATTGTTGGAACAAACCTCAGATATGTTCATTAATGCACACCTTGCTACACACCCCAACTTTATTACCCGAGATTGTACTCATCAGAATCGGAGACAAGTACCACGTGGCTGACGGTCACCAAAGACTTCGTAGTATTTTATTGGAAGTTTTAACCAATCCCGATTTCAAGTACTTTTCAAAGGAACTTACCGAATCAACCAAGTACTTTAACGTGGGACCTAAGAATGCAGAACTATGGAAGGAGTTTAGTAGGGAGATTGAAAGAAAAACTATTACAGTTAAAGTTATCATCAATAATAACTTGGATGAAAATGAATTACGTAACCTCAGTTCTTATGTCTTTAAGAAATGGAATAATGGTACAGCTTTGAGTCCTGCTGAAAAGAGAGGAGCATTTCCATCCGATTTAAATATCAATATCGTTCAAAGACTTAAAAATAACATCCCAGTGGAGAAACAAATATCTCTATTGGTTTCAAGAACGTCAAGTAAGAATAAGTTTAATGAGTTGGTGGAAAAGGTTTTCTTTCACTTCATGAATCCAAATGCACTACATGACCCAAATGACGATGGGTATAGTACCATACATTCCTATTCCGAAGATGAATACAGTGGTAAATTTAAAACCTTCTATAAGTTGTTTAACGTTATGACGGATACGGTTTATAACTATACCAACTTCAATGGACATTTTGGACCAGGTTCTTGTTGTATGAGAGATGTTCTTACCTTTGTGAATGATTTATATCTTAAGAACGAAATTAAATCCTTTGATGAGTACAGTTGGTACCTTACATCTGTTCTTGATACTCTACATACAACTTATTACAATAACAAACGATTTGACGATTACCATGGAGGTAACTACGAAATAATTGATATGGAAATCAATAACACTTGGTTTAAAGGTTTCTTCTGCCATTTCGGTAAAGGTCAAGATCATAAATTCGAAAATCGTAGAACATTCCTATATGACAATAGAGAGTTGTTTGGCAAACTTATTGAGTACGACCACCAAAGATTGTTTACACAGGTACAGAAACAAATAAAATATATTGAACAAAATAGAATCTGTGTTGGATTCGATGGTGGCGGTTGCAGATACCACGGGACCGAACCTTTGTCATATGGTGAAATGGAAGGTGACCATATCGTTGAACATACCAATGGAGGAAAAACGGTTATCGAAAACCTTCAAATGTTATGTATGGAATGCCATTCCGAAAAAACAAAACAATTCAATACAAAAGAAATTGTTGAATAAAATATACTTATCTTTGTAAAAACTTAATACTATGTCAAAATCAACTACAGTACGTCCACACAACTTCCAAAGAGTTGTTAAGACCAAGAACGGTCCAGTTGTAAAGAATTGTATCCGTAAGGGTCATACCAGAACAACAAAGAAAAGAGCTTAGATTTTTTCAAAATTAAAACCCTCTCAACCCGAGAGGGTTTTTTTATTTCAAACCATAATATTTATATAACATATGAAAAGTTTAAATGAACAAACATCCCGCATCAAACAAATGATGGGATTAAATGAACAAACATCGTTGGATGAAATTGGTTATGGGGCATATGCAATGCAACAAGCAGGAAAAACATCCATTCAAACCACAGTATCACCAGAAAGTAAATCGATTGCGGACAAATTACGTAATTCAGTTGGGCATGAAGAATTTCTTAATGATATTAAATTAATTAAAAACACCAAACAATTTTGGGAAGTGGATGCCGCTATAAGAAAATTTAGAGCCGATAGACCAGATTATGGTTTTGAGAAATTGGCAAATAGTGGTGGTAATTATGGTAGAGGGGTAATGACCTCAGTTGTTGAACATCTTAAATCAATTGGTATTCAATCCGCACCGGCAAACCAATTTAGTAGTAGTATTGAAATTCTAAGTAAACCAACTGTTGTCAAACAACAATGGGTTAAAAATAATGGTTTCCCATTAAAGTTTGGACAAATGACCGAAAAGTACCCAAATGGTATTATCGGTAAATTCCAAGTTGCATTAAATTCGGGATTGAATGGGGATGGTTATTTTGGTTCAACAACTGAAAATAAAGTAAAGGTGAAATTTCCTCAGTATAAAAGAGAAATAGGGGTAACTGAAGAAATGTATAATACAATTGTAAAAAATGTTGCTGTTAGTAAAGACCTAAAGACAACATACGATATGAACACACAAGCAGGTAAAGATGCATATCTACAACAACAATTGAAAACCACACCATCGTTTAACCCTGCAGCCAAATATTCACAAGTAACCGCACAACAACAAGCTAATGCCGATGCACTTAAAAACGGTCAACCGTTACCCAAATAAAAAAAAGAATAATTAATCATAAAAAAATATTTAAATCCCTCCCACAAAGAGGGGTTTTTTTATTCCATATATTTTTTGTTGTATTTATATAAAAACAATATACAATATGTTAAAAGAACAAATTCCTACAGGTTGGCAAGGTGGTTTTCCATCTGAAAACCAAAAACAAATGTTATATCCTACTACAGATTTAACTTCATTACCTATGTTGGGTAATATGGATAATATTAATTTACTACAAAGACAATGGGGTGTTAAATGGCCAATGTTTAGTTGGAATACACTAAATGGAGAAAAAGACCCAAAACGTTGTTATGTACAATTTGCTCCTTATATTTCAAGAATCGGATATACCAATGAAGGTAGAATCTATTCCATAATCTGTCCACAACAAGGGATGTGGATTAAAGATGAGATTTGTATCAATGTGGAAGTAACAGTTACGGGACAAAGAGGATGGGTTAATGAAGACACAAAAGAGATTGCTGCAGATATGATGGTAGAGGGAAAAATTTGGTTAACACCAGGTGAACATCAAGGTAAGTTATTAAAATTAATTTGGCCATTATTAAAATACAGTTCTCGCAAATACCCTATCGACAAAGATCATGCTATTCGTGTTTTAACACATCTACCAGGAAACCCTAAAGAACCTATATTCCAACTTGGAAAGGGATTATCTCCAAGATTTAAGAATCCTGATTTTGCCATAAAGGAAGAAGCATATAGTACAGGACATATCAATGTGGAAATAGGAGAAGTGGTTCTTACAAATGACCACAAATTAGATAAGTTTAATCAATACTTCTTAAACCTTTTTAACTTAGGTACGGGTAATATGTTACAAAAGGGTAACGTATTATCGTGGAATCTATTTTTTGATTCACCTGAATTGGTTTCAATTCCTGAATGGCAAAATCATGCTGACTATTGGCGTACATCCATAGGTGCCCATCACGGTTCACCAGGTGGTGAAGGAACAAGTCCAAGATATTTTGATGGAACCTATTTTGACACGAAAAATTTCGCAATTAAGGAAGTTATTAAAGATGTTTTAGATCACGTTGTTAAAAACTCCGTATTGAATAAGATTCTAAAATTGGTTGTGGAATATTACCCTAAAACAAAATAAAGTTTGTATTTATATAAAAACAAAATACTATGGACGAATTAATTGGAGTTGTAAAATTATTCGGTGGGAACTTTACCCCACAAGGATTCATGGAATGTAATGGACAATTACTACCAGTAAATAATTATCAAGCGTTGTACTCAATACTCGGTAATACCTATGGAGGTAATTATCAATCCATGACATTCGCTTTACCTAAATTAACACCTCCCAATGAGAATATGAAATATATTATGTGTGTGGAAGGTATATACCCATCAAGACCTTAATACAATGACAAAAGACGAAGTACTCTATAACGTACAATTATGTGACGTTGTATACAAAGACCAAAAAGACATTGACTTCAAATCACTTGGATTAAGTTCCGTTAAGTGGATTGACGAAAAGAAATCAGATACCCAAGGATTTGTTGCCATGAAAGGGAAGTCACTATATGTGGTCTTCAGAGGTACGTCATCAAAGAAGGATGCTCAGAATGATGTATCCATCGACAAGGTTCCCTTCATCAATGAGGGTGATAAGGTCCATATTGGATTTAAGTCCTCTTGGGATGCCGTTAAGAACACCATCCTCAAAGACATCACCAAGATGAGTGGGTATAATAAGATTGTTGTATGTGGTCATAGTCTTGGAGCTGCAGTTGCTACTCTATGTGCTTATAATCTTTCCCACGTATTTGAGGATACCACTATTGAATGTTGTACCATAGGAAGTCCAAGGGTCGGTAATAAGACCTTTAAGAACAACTACGACAGTCGTAAGATTAAAACCCTTAGAATCGTCCATAATAACGACGTGGTGACACGTTCTCCCAACATAGGGTACTATCACGTCAATTACATGTTACGAATCGATAACGAGGGTAATATTAAGAAATTTATGATTGATTGGGAACGTGCTTGGAATTTCCTTAAATCTATGGTTACCGGAAAGAACATTAAGGACCATATGACGGATGGGTATATAAGTTCATTAAAGAAGTGGTACGATAAACAACCGTAATATGAAAGTTATTATATCAGAGTCCCAATTAAGGACCATTATTGAACAACAAACCACCAACCTTACCGTTCCCGAGCAAACCCTATTGGGTTTCTTAAATCGGTTCCTTAAAGGGGAAGAAGGGGAGTTTCAGAATACCCCCATAGATCAGCTTAGAAAGACGATGTTGTTTAATAGTAAGACAATATACCCGATGGCACAGAAGTTAATTGAGAAGAAAACCACCAGTAAGAAAACCTACGACGATAAGACTTTTAATTCCCTGTTTATGGCCATGGATAAATCCATCACAAAGGAACAAAGATATATGTTCTTTAAGGAAGGTGGTTCCATCACAGACATAAAGTACAATTCACAGTTTTAATGAAACATTACCAGATATCGAGTGTAATCGAGAATAACCCCTGCTTTAACTGCAAACCTTGTTTAAGATTAAGGTTGATGGATATGGGGTTTATTCCCGGACAAAAGATTGATGTGGAAGACACTAAGTTGGGGTTATACTTGGTTCATTTAAAATCCTTTAATGGTAACCACGAACAGACATATGCATTGAGGGAAGATGAGTTTGAACGTCTGTGTGTTCTTCCTTTGTAATTTCTAACCTCGTATATCCCCGTTCACAGTTCTCGTACTCCGGTACCCCCGTTCGCAATTTGTGTCCGTTATATTTTTGGGATATTTATAATGAAACAATTATATGGGAACTGCAGCAAAAAAACCACGTGCAATGAGAAGTGTACGTTCAGGAAGAAAGAAAATGGAAATCTATAAAAAGAATCAAGAAATTCTTAAGAAGTATTTGAAATTAGCTAAAGGGTAATGAAATTTGAAAATATCATTATTGAAATGATTCAACATGATGTTGAGGAGATTGCAACGAAAGAAAAAGAACTCGTTGGTAAAGGAGCATTTCATAATGTGTATCCATCAAATAAAAATCCAAATATAGTTTATAAGATTGGGTTTGATGAGGATGTTAATGGTTGGGTGGATTTATTCAAAAGTCGTCCCGATATTTTTCCGAAGGTGTATGGTGCGGGTCACGTTAACATCAAATTGAAAAAACAAGTAACGAACTTCTCTTGGAGAACTGGTGAATTTAAACCTATTACATATAACCCCGGAGATACTGTTAAAGTAAAGTATGTTGCGGTTGAGAGGTTGGATACCGATAAATCAAAACAACATTGGAATTCGTTGGCTAATGTTATTTCAACAATGTCAGGTAAATCATTACAAACATATCTTACAAGTTTGGGGATGGATGAGGAAATGGAAGAAGAATTTTTATCTCTTGGTGAAAAAATAAAAGAAACGGGTAATGATTTCATTTATGAAATCTTTGTTGAGTTATACAATCTTATTCATTCTGTATACGAATTGAAACCAACTGCTGATGTTCATGTCGGTAACTATGGATATGATAAGGATGGTAACTTAAAATGCTTGGATATTTAATAATATGAAGTTACTTGATGTTATATTTGAATCGGTAATTGAGTTAAATGAAAAAATGACTCAAGATGAGTTTATTGATAAATCCAATAAAGTTCATGGAGACAGATATGACTATAAAGACGTAAATTATGTTAATAACAGAACTAATGTAACAATTATCTGTAAAAAACATGGACCGTTTAGAGTCATTCCAAGTAATTTTTTGGCGGGAGGTAATTGCCCCGAGTGTGGAAAAGAAAGTAGAAGACAAAAACAAATAAGTAATACGGACGAATTCATAAAAAGGTCAATCGAAAGACATGGGGATAAATACGATTATACTAAGGTCGATTATAAAACCGCTAAAATTCCGGTTACCATCACTTGCCCAAAACACGGAGATTTTCAAATTACACCAAACAAACATCTGTTAGGTAGTGGATGTAAAAAATGTCATTTTGATAGAAAAAGACATTCGGTTGATGATTTTATTAGAAAGGCAAAACAAAAACATGGAGATACATATGATTATAGTAATGTAAAATATGTAAATGACATGACTCCTGTTGAAATTATATGTGCAAAACACGGACCCTTCTATGCATCCCCAAATAATCACATAAGTAAAGGTTCAGGATGTGCACCATGTAAACATTCTAAAGGTGAAAAAATGTTAAATCAATTATTGGAAGATAAAGGTTTAAAATTTGAGACAGAATTTAAGTTTAGTGAATGTATTGGTTATAGTGATGAACATACATGTATTAAATCTAGAAAATTAAAATTTGATTTTTATGTGCCAGAATTAAATACGTTAATTGAATATGATGGAGCATTTCATTTTATTCAAATGGGAATGGTTAACGACGAGCAATTTTTAAGGGATATATTAAATGATAAACAGAAAAATGATTTTACTAAACGTAAAGGAATTAAATTAATTCGTATCGCTTATACTGATTTTGATAGTATATCTGAAGAATTAGAAAATGGTTTAAATAGTAATAAACAACTATATTTAAGTAAAAACTATCCCACGGATAAGGGTTGGGTAAGTTTTGATATGAAAACAATACAAAAATAATAATATTATGAAACTAACAGACATACTAACGGAATCAAAATCATTTGATGAGTTTGCAGAAAAAAGAATGGGTGGAGCAACTAAGATTGCTAATAATGCCAAAGAAAAGGGTGGCCCATCAATGTTGACTTATCATCATTTTAAAGTAAAACTTCCTTACTATAAGAAAGCATCTGAAGGTAAATTTGATATGGAAGAGTCAAAGAAAGAGTTTATTAAAACATTAAAAAGTATATCTTTAGATATGAACCAAACTGAATTTCAAACAGAGGTTGGTCGTTTAGAGGTACTTGGTGAACTTATAATCAAACATAAATAATGAAATTATTAGACATTTTAAAAGAACAAGGTTATTGGAGTGATGGTGCCGATAAGGTCGCATCTGAGAAACAGAAATGTGGTATTAGTGGACAACAAGGTAATAATTCTCGTGAAATGAGACAACAGGACAGAGAGCTTGCTGCAAGTAATAGAGCCGAAGCCAAAGCAAACGCTGCGGAACTCAAGAAGACCTTTGATATGAGATATAATAGAGATAATGAACCTTTAGATAAAGCAACCAGAAATCAAATATTTGGTGAGTATAAACAGTTTAACCAAGGTTTATTAGGTGGAGGTTCATATTCTCCCGAACAAAAATTTGCAGTCTTATATAAGGTTTATGATTGGGTTAAGAACGTACCGAGTATATCATACACCAAAAAATTATCAGTTAAATTTAACAATCCAAATATAAAATCAATCTCTCTTGAACAACTTGCTGGTTATGCAAATCAAATGGGATGGGACAATTTTATAAATTGGTATAATGCAGGTGGACCTGTCATTAAGTAAGATACCTCCGGTTTGAAGACCGGACTTAGGGCCGGGACTAGTTACTAATCCCGTTGGGACAAGAATTCGCTACTCTTGTCCCTTTTTTATTTAAATTATTTAACAAATCCGTATATTTATAAAGATACAATATCAAAATGGGAAAGAAAATCAAAATCACAGAAGAACAATTAAAGAAAATAATTGCTTCTAAACAAGTAAACGAACAAAATCATTTTCCTACCAATCCAATTTCTGGACCAGTTTCCGCAGGTTCTACGGATGTGGCTAGTGAATCAGAAAGAATGATTGATAGTTTTGTTAATCAATATAAAGATTTAGTTGCAGGTTCAGAATTCGACACTGAAGAGTCTCTATTAAATGCTTGTGATGTATTAAAATCTAAACTATGCGGTAATAACGAACCGGTAGATTATACAATGGGTAGTGATGATGAAAACATGATGCCAAACCCACCATCAGAAATTGAAATGAATGAATCGGTAATTAAAATAAAATCGGAATTTAATAGATTTTTATAATATTAAAAACCCTCATTAATGAGGGTTTTTTTATGCCCATGGAGAAACAAAAATGTAATTTTATTGGTTGTGGTAGAGACGCTGAATATAAAGAAACATATAAAGTTCTTGATAGTAATTTAGGTCTATATTCGTTTACAACCAATTTATGTACAAAACACTTTTGGGAGATTCATAACTTCAAGGAAAAGGTTATTGGTGACTTTTCAGTGTTCTTTAAGGAGAGTCCAGATAAATCCTATTACGTATAGTATTTATACTATATGAAAATAGTATTAACCGAAAATCAATACAAATCTGTTATTCTTGAAGAAACGAATGGTATTGACTCATTTATTGGTGAGTTGTTAACCGCTTACCCAAGATTGGAGTCTCATATTGATTTAGTTAAGAAATTCATAGAAGAATCAAATTGTCAAAATATTGAATTTGGTACCTTTAAGTTACCTGCCGCTGGTATATCATTACACAACAAAGTTGTTATCAATAATAAAGTATTAAAATACACATTAGAAAATACCCTATTTGTTATTTTCCATGAAGTTGCTCATCAATACCAATACAAGAAATATGGTTCAGATATGATGCACAGATTTTATGTTGGGGAGGTTGATATGGATGAAGCTGTTAGATTTTTAAAATATACGGAAAATGTTGCGGATCAATTTGGGTTGAGAAAGTGTAGAGAATTTGTTAAATTAGGCTTATTAACCAAGGAATACATTCCCAAAATGGGCGGATATGATAATTTTAGTGATATGATGTTCGTGAACTATCTTAACATACTTAGGGATAAAATAAAAGAAAGTGGTGAAACGGATGATGAAAAAATAAGTGAGTCTCTTTATAACTGGGCGATTGTAAAATTATAACATGAAAATAGTATTAACAGAATCACAATTAAAGTGTATTATTGAATCTGAGAAAAACGGAGTTATACATTGTGACGGTTGTGGGTGGGAATGGAAGAAATCAGATGGGGGAAAAGATATATATGTGTGTCATAAATGTGGACATGACAATGAGAAATTAAATGAAGATGATGGTGAGGAAAGAAAAGATGTTTACAGTTCTTTAACTGACAAACAAATTAAAAGTATTGATGATTTAAACAAGGACGCAAAATTCTTGAAATGTAAGGCGTGTAGAAAATTATACACCCAAACAACGTACAAAAAGAAAAAATCGTTACCCATTTGTCCTTGGTGCGGGAAACATAATTAATAACAATTAGGTATTTATATAACAAAGATAGTCCAAATGAAGAAAATAATAGTGACAGAAAATCAAGCAAGAGTAATTGTTAATCATTTTATTAATGAACAAAATGAGATAAAAACAGAAGGGATTACTGTTGACTTTGGAGCTGTTTGGCCTATGGGTAAATGGAAACTAACTAATGAGCAGATAACACAGATTACTCAAAAGGCAATACAAATAACCAATTTTATAACTAAACATAAGGGTAGTAAAATAACAATTCAAATAGAAGCCGGAGAAAGTCAAATTACAAATAAAGATAATGAAGTGTCACCACCAGTTGAATTAGCACAAGGAGTATTATCACAAAAAAGGGGTGAGTCTATGGTAAATTTCTTAAAAAATTATTTCCAATCATTGGTAGGTAAGACTATAACACAAAATGAATTACCAAACATTCCTGAACCTAAAACAATAATTGGTACAACTCCATATAAAAAGGGTGACATTACAGATCCTAAAACAGGTAAAGTAGACCCACAGAAGGCTGCTGTTTATCAAAATGAACAATTTGTTAGAGCGGTGATTACTGCATCAAAAGATTACGAATGTCTTGTGGGTATGGAAATTACCATTGGATACTATCAGGGTCAAAATAAAGCGAATCACGAATGTGATGAGGCTATTTTTGATTTAAGAATGAACGGAATATCGTTAGGTGTGGTTAATTTAAATAACTCAAGTTTAGATATGGGAACTGATTATGCAAAAAATAATCTTCAAAGAAAACAAACGAATTACGAAAAAACAGTATCAGAATTTGAAAGGTTGCTTGCTGCCGGAACATATAAAGAAAGGGATAGAAAAAAATACGTTCCAGAACAACCAACAATCGCTTGGCCGCAATCATTTAGGTTACAGGCATCTAAACTTGGATATAAAACAGTAGAACCGTTTGTTGAGGCTTTACAAACAATTAATGACTCTTTTAAACAATATGGTAGAAAAAGTGATGGTAAAAGTGGTGGAAACAGATCTCAAACTTTTATACTAGACGGAGCAAAGGCTAAAACTATAATTGATAATTCACCTTCGGATAAAATAGTTTTATCTATCGTCCCATTGGTAACAAAAGATGGTAATTACAAAATATTTTATCAGACGGGTACACACGCAGACACTCCATGGGTAACTATTAAAAGTAAAACGTCCCCTGACCCACTATTTAACGGGGAACCAAACGTGGGTATGGGTAGGGGTAGTACAAAGGAGACAATTCTTTTACAAACTGACCTATGCGGTAACCCAATTACTAAACCCCAACCTTAATTATCGGGTGAGTAGTTTTTAACAAAATTAATTGTGTGATTATAAAGAAGTGAGTCGTACTCTTTTTTTGTGACCATTTTATTTTCCCAAACATGTGTTTTTTTTGTTACAATTTTTTGTTGTGAACACCCACATGTTACCATGATAAGAATCATAACCATTATAATATTTCTCATATTGTAATTTTTTACAAAACTAATATTATTTTCTTAATTCTACAAATTTTTTTGGAATATTTATAAATAAATAAACATTTAATCAAACACAAAATATGTTATTAAAATTAGGATCAGAAGGGGAAGACGTTAAAAAACTACAAGTTAAATTAGGCGTTGACCCAATCGGTAAATTTGGACCAAAAACTGAAGCTGCCGTTAAATCTTGGCAATCTTCCAATGGATTAACAGCAGATGGTATTGTTGGTGATGGTACTTGGGGTAAATTATTTGCTGAGGGTACAGTATCTGCACCTACGGTAATTACTGAACCAGCACCTATTGCCAGTGTAGGGGGATTAAAATTAGAAAAATTAAAGGGACATATTCCCGATTCAGTTATTAAAATGATACCCGACACTGCGGCTAAATTTCAAATTAACACACCATTAAGACTTGCACATTTCTTGGCTCAATGTGGTCACGAATCAGGAGGGTTTAGAGCAACAAAAGAAAATTTAAATTATTCCGCTAAAGGATTAGTTGGCACATTTAAGAAGTACTTCCCTACTGAGGCAGCCGCGAAACCATACGAAAGACAACCTACTAAGATTGCAAATAAAGTTTATGGAAATAGAATGGGTAATGGCCCTGAATCATCAGGTGAAGGTGCAAAATTCTGTGGTCGTGGTTACATCCAATTAACTGGTAAAGAAAACTACACTGCATTTGGTAAATCAATCAATGAAGACATTTTATCAAATCCTGATAAAGTTGCTTCGGATTATGCGTTATTATCAGCGGCTTGGTTCTTCTCAAAGAACGGTCTACATAAAATGGCAGATGGTGGAGCAACCGATGCTGTCGTTACTTCAATTACAAAAAGAGTAAATGGTGGAACTATCGGATTAGCTGATAGAATTAAACACTTTAAAGAATACTATTCGTTATTATCATAAATAAAAAAAGGGACTTAACGTCCCTTTTTTTATATCTCTTCTTGACCATCCTGTTGGGGTTCTTGTGGTACCTCAGGATTAGGTTGTTGTACTTTTTCTTTTTTCTTCTTAGGAGGTAATCCGTGTTGAATGTCACCGTATTTTCCACCCTCATAACCAACCATAGTCGGTACTCTTTTTCCTTCGATTACGGTTAATCTATGAGACAAATCTTCATCCCACATTTGTTTACTAACTAAATAACCTAACGCTTCACCACCATCGGATAATGTTGGATTATCAATTATTACATAGAAAGCATCTCCATTATCTGCAGAATAAGATTTAACGGCATATCTCTTACCTTGTTCATCTTCAGTTCTCATCATTTTTTCTTCTGAGAATCTATCATTATACTCTATCTTAGTTGTACCGTCCATTACCCATTCAAATGAACTGATGTGATAGATACCAAATAAGTGAGAAGATTTACTTTGGTAAATTCTATAGTTGTCATCCTTCTGTCCTTTTCTAACAAGAACATAGTCTTTTTGCATGAAATCATTAACAAGATATTCAATACCTGGCTTCCCAATTTGTTTTAATTTCCTATCTAATTTTTCACGATATGGATAATCAGGAGGACTTGTTTTTAATATTGCGGTTAATAATTTACTATTTGAAATTCTTGATGTTGCATCATGTAATTGCATCATCGTAATATAAGTCGTCTTTAATTCTGGTGTCATTGCATTCCAAGAATCGACTTCTTTAATTTTACCACCTACAGCAATATATTCTGTCATTCTCTGTGGTGTTTGTGCTGAAAATTCATTTGGATCACCAGGAGTTTCATTGATAACGTCCGTAACCTTTGCAGATTCTAATTCTTCTTGAGATAATGCTCTCCATTCAAATTTATCTCTTTCACCATCTAATTGTGGCCAAGTACTAACAATAAAATCCCAACTCTTGGTTTCATCTCCATCATTAAACATTGAACTTACAGTATAAGAACCGTAGTTGTTTATTTGGATTGCTGCCATATGAAATCTAGCCTCATTGGTATCATCACTTAAATAATTTCTATTATCATCAATAAGGAAATAGAATGTTTTCTTATCACTTCTTCTGTAGTAACCGTATTGATTGGTACCATTACCGTAAAGATAGTTTCCTTCATCGTCAGTAATTCTAACATCTCCCCTCCATGTAACACACCAAGGTGAATTTATTCTACCGTTTCTTCTAAATTTAATGTACTGGTCTCTGTGTAAAGATTGGTAGTAATAACCCATCCTTTTTGCATGAGTCTCACTTAATACTTTATATACTCTTACACCACCTTTATTTATAATGCAATTCTCATCACTAAACCACATTGGTTTCGACGCCTCAATTTTTGCTACGTTTGGTTGGTTACCGTCTGACGCAAATATTGCATCAAGTTTAGCCTTTTCATCCTCAACATCGTTTTCCTTTTCTTCACCACCCATTTCAAATTTACCAAACTCAACTAAAAAAGAAACTAAGTCTTTAAATTTAAAAACTTGTATTTGTTTTAAATCATTTAATGAATATTTCTGTTTGTCCGGAAATCTACCGTCGTGTCTTTTTAAAAATCTTAAGACACCTGAATTCTCAATAGAAATTTGATTTTTAATGTTGGTGTGTCTATTAAAGACCTTTTCTCCTTGCTCGTCTGTTAACTCGGGAACCTCAGTTCTCCATTTAGTCATTAGTTCATTGAAAAAGGTTTTTTGATTTGCTTTTATCTCCTCAAAAACCATATCAAATATTAAATCATTAATCTTCATAGTATATAAATATCCTATAAATATCTTTTTTTAGTGTTAAAATCAAGACATTTATTGGGTTAATTGAGATTCCGATTTAATATATGTTTGTTTTAAGTTATCCAATTCATCTAAAATAGATTTACACATCTTTTCGATCATTAGTATTTTCATAAAGTTATCCGCATTGGATTTATCAAACTCAGAATTGTAGTTATTTAAAAGAACCATTTTCATGAGATTATCGTTCTCTGATTTTAACGTTCTTTCCTTTTTTCTTTGGAAATACTTCTTAGAATTTTCACGGGTACACTCAATACAGTAATTGCTATGACCGTCCAAAACTAATTTGTTTTTGTAAAAATTGTCAAGGGTTTTAGGTGTTTTACAACCCGAACATTTCTTTTCGTTCATCTTTTTATTGGTTTATTTATGATGCAAAAGTATGTATATTAAAAAAGATTACCAAATATTCTAAAAAATATTTGTGTATAACTAAAATTACGTTATATGGGAGAACCGATACTAAAAATAGGATATTACTCAATTTATCAAATAAAGACAGCTAGAGGGGTAAAATATAAAGTTGATAGTGGTAAGACCATATACATCGAAAGGTTCAAAAAATTCATCATTAACCCCTATAGAGACACTAAAGAGTTCACTTCTCTTGATAAGGCTAAAGAATATGTGGGTCTTAAATTAGTAAAAAGAGGTCAAGAAAAAAAGAAAAAAATTGATAAATTACCGAAATCTTTGTATTTGGTGTTAATTAAAGAAGAGTCGACAGGTAAGACATTTGTTAAGGTTGGTATAACATCTAAACGATTCATAATGAGACGTTTTAGTAAAGCATATGGATATGAAGGTTATATTGTTGAGACGATATTAAGAAGAATAGATACACCTAACGCCGAAAAATTAGAAGATGATATTAAAGAAAAACTTAATAAAAAAAAATCTGTAAAAAAATACAGACCAATTTTAGAATCTTTTTCAGGTTATTCTGAATGTTTTAATTATGATGGATTAGACGAAATTGTTAAAATTTTCGATGAACTAACAAAAAATTGTTAGTCCCAAGCAAAATCTAAAGACAATTTACCGTTATCGTTTTTGACAGTTAATCCACCATTTGCAATTGCAAGATGTGAATCGGCACCAACAACACCAAAAACTAATGTTGCTCCGTTGTTTAAACTGATAACCGTTTCATTATCGAATTGTTTACCCTTGGCATTCTTATCAATAGGGGTACCTCCAATTGAACCTACAACTGATGGTGATTTATAATTTTTATTATAAACATCTGAATTAGAAACGTCTGAACGGAATCCTAAAACCACTAATTTAACTTTTTGTGTTTTTAAACGTTTTATAATATCAATGTTACCTTGTGTTGTAGTTGCAGTTTTAATTGTTCCCGAAACTTTAGACACCGTCTTTGGGGACATTTGTTCACTTAATTGTGAATCTATAATTTTTTTTAACTGACCTTCTGTGAATATATATTTTTTCATATTACTTAGCTCTTGGAGTTTTTTTGTTTAACGTTTCGTTTTCTTTGGTTAGATACTCAACTTTAACACTTAATGCGGCGACTTCTCTAGTCAATGTTAAAACCATTGATCTTAAGTCATCTTTTTCTCTTGATGCGGATTCTAATAATCCCTCTAATTTAGAAATTCTATCTTTACAATCGTGGCGAATGAAATCTTCATCTCTTTCTTTGTGTAACGCTCGCCTTTCGTAATATCTCCAAGCTCCTGTACCACCTAAAACCGTCACCGCAGTTATCAAAACTGAATAAATGTTCTCCATATTGTTATAAATAGTGTAATACAAAATAAAAATTTAAACTTTTTTAATATATCCTATCTATTATCCCAAATTAATTTTTTAATGACAAATAGTCATGTGAAATTTAACCATTTTGGGTAACAAGTTCTTATTTATTTGTGTATGGAAAAAAATAATATAATCGATTCCAAACTTTCTTATATGGTTATTTTTCCGTATATTTTACAAAACAATAAATTCTTAAACAAAAAACGAATGAAAAAAACAATTCTAAGTTTACTACTTTTATTAGTGGTAGGGTTTTCTGGGTTTGCTCAAGTAACAACCTCGACGATTTCCGGTATCGTAAAAACCGAAAAGGGTGAGACATTACCAGGTGCCACCGTTCAAGTAGTACACGTACCAACAGGAACAAAGTACGGAGCAAGTACAAATTTATCTGGTAAATATGTGGTTCCTGCAGTGAGAGTAGGTGGACCGTACAAAGTAATAGTATCATTTGTTGGTTTTAATCAAAACGAACAATCAGATGTTAATACTTCTCTTGGTGTTACAACAAACGTAGATGTTGTGTTAGTTGAGTCGAGCACATCATTAAAAGAAGTTGTGGTAACAGGTGGAGGTAGAAATAGTACTTTCTCAAAAGAAAGAACTGGAGCATCACAACAATTCAGTAGACGAGAATTACAGGCAATTCCAATTACAGGTGCAAGAACTATCGATGGTATCACAAAATACAACCCATTCGGTAATGGTTCTTCATTTGGAGCTCAAGATTCTCGTTTGAATAATTTTACAATCGACGGTTCTCAATTTAACAACAACTTCGGTTTAGGTTCATCAGCACAAGCAGGTGGTAGAACAGGGGCTTCCGCCATATCGTTAGACGCGATTGAGCAATTGCAAGTGAACGTAGCACCATTCGATATTCGTCAAAGTGGATTTGTTGGTGCAGGTATTAATGCTGTAACAAGAAGTGGTTCAAACGAAATCGAAGGTTCGGTATACCAAACACAAAGAGATAATAGTTCTCGTTATGTTGGTGACAATGCAAGAGGTACAACGGTAACCGCATCTAAATTTGATGAGAAGGTACAAGGGTTCCGATTAGGAGCACCAATCATTAAGAACAAATTGTTCATCTTTGGTAACTATGAATCAATTGATAGAACCGAACCAGGTACAACTTGGATTTCAACAGGTTCTCCTTTAACAGGTTCACAAGTTAGTAGACCAACTTTCCAACAATTGACTGACCTTTCTAAATTTATGAAAGACAAGTTTAATTATGAAACGGGTCCGTTCGAAGGATATTCTAACACTAACACTTCCAATAAATTCTTGGTACGTTTAGATTGGAATATTAATGATAAAAATAAATTAACAACTCGTTATGTGTTCCATAATTCAGAAGCACAAATTGGAATTTCAAATTCACAATCTGCGGGTTTCGGTAATAGAACTCAAAACATCAATGCAATGTCTTTCCAAAATAGTGGATATACTATTCAGGATAACACACGTTCATTGGTAATGGAATTAAACTCAAAGTTCTCAAACACTTTACATAACAACTTAATTGTTTCATATGATAAACAAATTGAGAATAGAGGTTACATGTCTCAAATGTTTCCAACGATTGATATTAAAGAGGGTTCAACAACATTAACATCTGTTGGTTTTGACCCTTTCACTCCTGGTAACAAATTAGATTATAATACATTTAACATTACAAACAACTTAACAAAGTACATGGATAAACATACTTTAGTGGGTGGTTTTAACTTTCAAATGTATCAATCAAATAATTTATTCTTTCCAGCTTCTAATGGTGTTTACATCTTTAATAGTTTGGCAGATTTCTACACCGCGGCTAATCAATCATTGGCAAATGGTGGTAAACCATCAGCATTCGCACCAGCTCGTTTCCAATTCCGTTATTCGGCATTACCCGGAGCGATCGAACCAATGCAAACTCTTAAATCTAATAGATTAGATTTGTATTTACAAGATGAATATAATGCAACTAAAGATTTAGTTTTAACATTTGGTGTTAGAGCGAACATTATTGGATTTGATAATACTGCTTTGGAGAACCCAACAATTACCGCAATGACATTTGCAAATGGTGAGAAGTTTAATACGGGTACAATGCCAAAAACACAAGTTCTATTAGAACCTCGTTTAGGATTCAACTGGGATGTTAAGGGTGAGAAGAAAACACAAGTACGTGGCGGAACAGGTGTATTCACAGGTCGTCCTCCATATGTGTTCTTATCTAACCAAATTGGTAACAATGGTGTGTTAACAGGATTTATCGATGTTAGTGGAGCCGCAGCTGCACAATACGGATTCACTGCGGACCCTAACAAATACTTTATCCCATCAACCCCAACTTTACCATCAACATTTGACTTGGCGTTAACTGACCCTAATTATAAATTTCCACAAGTATGGAAAACAAATTTAGCGGTTGACCAAAAATTACCATTCCTTGGTTTAGTCGGTAGTGTTGAATATTTGTATAATAAAACAATCAATGCTGTTCATTATTATGAGGCTAACTTACAAAATCCGGTGGGTACATTGGGTGGTGTTGATAATAGACCTCGTTTTGGTGGTACTGATGCAACAGTTAGAGTAAATAATAGTGTTTCAAGAGCGGCTGTCCTTACAACTAAAGACGGTGCATATCACGAATCATTAACATTGAAATTAGAAAAACCAGTTCAAAAAGGATTTTGGGGTTCAATTGCTTGGACAACAGCAAACTCAAAAGACTATATGAGTGCGGGTTCAATCGCAAGTGGTTCTTGGCAATCAGCATTATCAGTTAATGGTAATAACGATTTAGGATTATCATTCGCAGATGCGTTTGTTAAAAATAGATTTGTTGGTTTATTAGGTTACAGAATTGATTATGGTAAAGGTTTAGGTGGGGCAACTACATTTACTTTAGGTTATGTGGGACAACAATCTAATCCATTCTCATACATCGCAGCAGGTGACTTAAACGGTGATAGAGTAAACAACAACGATTTAATCTTCGTACCTAACAAGGGTTCAGATATCAAATTCGCAAGTTTAACCGCAGGTGGTAAAACATTTACTGAAGCAGAACAACAAGCCGCATTCGATGCATTTATTGGACAAGATGAATACTTGTCAACTCGTAGAGGTCAATATGCTGAAAGAAATGGTGGATTATTACCATATCTACATAGACTTGATTTCTCAGTTGCACAAGATGTGTTTGTTAAAATTGGAGGTAAAAGAAATTCGTTCCAAATTAGAATGGATATTCTTAACTTTACAAATATGTTGAATAATGATTGGGGAGTTTCTCAAAGAGCAACAGCACCTCAATTGTTAAACTTTGTAAGTAGAGATGCTGTTACAAATGTACCAACATATAGATTAGCAACTCAAAGATTGACAGATGGTTCTACTATTTTAGCTAGAGATTCTTATCAATACAATTCATCAGTATTTGATGTATGGAGTGCTCAATTAGGTATCCGATATATCTTCGGTAGATAATTTAAATTATAAAAAAGAATGGGGAGATGTTTTTACATTCTCCCCTTTTTTATGTATATTATGTGAGATATGAGCAAGATAATTAATTTTTTCGGTGGTCCGGGTATCGGTAAATCCACACAAGCATCTGGTTTATTTACCGAGATGAAAAAACGCCACATGAGTGTTGAATATACATATGAGTTCCCAAAAGAGGTGGCTTGGGAAGGTAATATATCCCAATTAAGGGATCAGTTCTTTATAACCGCAAATCAACATAGAAACATTAGTCGTCTTTATGGTAAGGTTGATTATATAATTGTCGATTCACCGATTATTCTTGGTTGCTTTTATGAACAAAGATATGGTGATGGTTATCCAGCATCATTTTATGGAATGACAGGTTTAGGTAACTTTATATGGAAGTTGTTTAAACAATATGAAAATATAAACATAATCTTAAAGAGAAATAATGAAACATATGACCCTAACGGTAGGATACAAGATTTACGAGAGGCTGAAGAAATTGATAAAGATATTAAACTCACATTGGACATTAATAATATACCTTATAGTGAATTTTCTGTTCATAATGACACTCCTTTGGAGATTTACAACTATTTAATAGAAAACAATTTATGAAAAAAGGTTTACTATTAATCGTCTTTATTTTATTCGGTGCAGTATTATTCGCACAAGATACCATAAGAGTTAAAAATCAAGTATTTGAGGTACTTTACTCTCAAAAATTAGAATCACCTCTTTGGTTAAAATATCGTTCAATTAATAGACCGACAAATGTCAATAGAGGGTCTATGGATTTTTACACCGAAAAGAATATTAAAACTTCGGACGCCGAGGACTATAGAGCGAACATATATGATAAGGGTCATTTAGCACCCGCAGCTTCTTTTTCTGATAATATGGAAAACTTGAAACAAACATTTTCATATTTGAACTGTATGATGCAAGACCAATATCAAAATAGAGGTGAGTGGAGATTGTTGGAAGAACAAGAAAGAAAATGGGATGATGTTGAACCGTTAACAATAATCATTAAAGTATTTTTTGACGATACACCCAAAAGAGTACCAACAAATGCGGCAATTCCATCACACATGCAAAAACACATATATTTTGAAAAACAAAAAAAGTGGAAATGCTTTGTTTTCTTAAATCAAAAGCCTAAATTTAAATGGGATGAACTTGAAATGGTATGTCCACCAAGTGATCACAAGTAAATTATGTTAAACAAAGAATTAGTAAACTATCAAGATAAACTATATTGGGTTTATAGAAGAATTAAACATTCACAAGTAAAGGAAGGTTCTGTTAATGATTTAAAGGAATTTTGGTACTGTGATATGGTAGTTAGAAATAGAAATCAACAAGACGATACCCTTTTATTTTTAAGAGAGATTGAAGAAGCTAAAATAGTTTCTTAATTTCCTTTAAACAAATATTAGAGTACTTTTCTTCGTTTCTCTTAGCTTGTCTTTCTAAAGGGTTTTGAGAATAATATCTGGACAATTCGTATTCTCTATATTTTCTACGGACCTGCAAGTAATGCGTATATTCGTGAATTACTGTCGATATAATATCGTGTATTGTGTTATTATTTGGTAGATATATTATAATTTCATTTCTATAAAAACAATAGTTACCGAAAACATCAAAATTATCCATCTTACGTTTTCTTTCACTAAATCTAAACAATAACTTACGTCTTTTTCTATCACATAGACCAAAATACTTTATACACCACTTCAATGCATATGTGGCATAACGTTTTTTGGTTTCTATGTCAATAGTTCTACCCATTGTTAGTTTTATCTGTTTTTATAGTTCTCGTGGTCTTTTTAGGTGGTTTAACGAAATCGTTAATCGCGTCGAAGTTGTTTGAAATGTCTTTTAAAACCGCAGCAAATTCGTAATTTTCATTTTCCTCATGTTTTTTCAATAAAACGATAAGAAAACTTTTTAACTCCATGTCGGTTAATTGGGCTCTGGATTTAACCGAACTCTTCATTAACTTAAAAACCATATAAAGTACTGACATTTTTTTCTCTTGTGGTAACGAGAAGTAATTCTCAATGGTAACATTAGATAAAATGTTAATACTCACGGTTTCCAAGAATTGGATAAAAGATGGATGATTTACGTTTACTTTCATTATTATTTCGTTTTTAAATAAATAGTGGGTGGATTGTTATAATAAATAAAAAAAGGGATAAAATTTTAGTTTTACCCCTTATTTGAAATAGTCTAAAATTCTATTTTGCCCATTTTCCTCTGATTACAATTTGAGCGATAATGTTATATACAGATAAATCTTGATATGTATCTTCGATAGCCTCACCTACCGTATCGGGTTTACCTAATAACACCAATTGCTTCAATCTCTGAATCTTATCGTTCATTCTGAACCAAAGACCTGTCTGAGACAATTTAACCTCTTCAGGGGTCTCTAAACGGGTTCCTACGGAGATATTATCGGGTCCGTAGTTTAATTGCTTTCTACAAAAGATTTCATACTGTTCCTTTAGGATTTTTTTGAATTCTGCTGTGGTTTCTGGGTACTTTTCCTCACATAATTTGATGGGGGATAGTTGTGGAGTGGTATCTTCTGACATATTTTTGTGTTTTTTATTAATATAACGAATTTTATTTGTAATACAAAATATTTATATAAAAAACACATATCATGGCATCAGACGCATATAAAGAAATGCAAGCATCGAAAGATACACCAGGTTCAAGTCAACCAAAACACAAACAACTGATAAAAATGTTAACATTTAGGGTTGTTCCAGCATATTATAAGGAAATTGAGAAGGTTGCTAACAACCAAGAGGTAACAGTATCTAAATTAATTAGAAATTACATTAAAGAAGGTATGAAGAGGGACGGTGAATTAACAGATAGAGAAGAAAAAACCTTTGGTTTAGAATAATTTATGGAAAAAAACATTATATCCGAAAATTTGATTAAAGAGGCCGTTGATAAGGTCTTATTTGAACAAATGTCAAAAGTATCAAGACAGGATTTTAGTAGAGTACAGTTTAAAATAGAGGAATTACAAAATTCTTTAGGTGAAACGGTAAAAGAACTGAGGAAATTAGAAGATTCTATACCATCAGGACTAAAAAGCACGTCAAACGCTAGAATTTCAGGTATAACCGTGAGTTTAAATAACGCCCAAAAACTATTAATTCAACTTAAAGATAAAGTTAGACAATATAAGAAGTCTATTTACACACAATCTTTAGACGAGAAGAAAAAATAATTCTATTTTAACTTTTCATCACTTTTTAGGACTTTTTTACCCTTTTCAGTTAAGAAAAACATCTCTTCGGTGTCGTCATCTTCGTAAGAATTTACCAATCCTTTTGTTTTAAGTTCATTTAGGATTGTACCTGCAACAATTTCACGTAAAAGAGCTTCAAACTCATCTTCATCAAATATTTCATCTTCAGTAAGGTCAGTATCTCCATTTATGAACTTCTCGGTTAATTTGTTAGATATATGATTTTTAGCGAAATCGGTAACCTCAATTTCATAATCCAAAAAGAACCCAGTTTCCACTAAAGTTTCAATTATCTCTTTCGTTCTTTCAATAACAATTGGTTGGTATATTTTTGACATGATAAAAAATTTGATTTTTATTAAAATATAGGTAAAAAACACCAATAAAAAAAATTATTTGGTTGAAAGTGTCCACATTTTTTTATATATTATTGTATAATTAAAATATAATGGGTAACAACAAAATTTTCATTCAAATTGCATCATATCGAGATCCGCAATTAATACCAACAATAAAAGACTGTATTAAAAACGCAAAAAAACCTGAAAATTTGGTTTTTTCAATTGCTTGGCAAAGGTCAAAAGAAGATGTGTGGGATAACTTAGATGAATTTTTAAATGACGAAAGATTTAAAATAATCGATATTAACTACGAAGACTCTAAAGGTGCTTGTTGGGCCAGAAATCAGTTACAACAACAATATAATGGTGAGGAGTATACAATTCAATTAGATTCACATCATAGATTTGCGGAGAATTGGGATGATGATTGTATAAAAATGATTAAACAATTACAAAAGAAGGGACATAAGAAACCTTTATTAACTGGTTACGTTTCATCATTTGATCCTGATAATGATCCAGCAGGTAGAATTCAAGCACCGTGGAAAATGAACTTTGACAGATTTATTCCTGAAGGTGCAGTGTTTTTCTTACCAGCAACAATAGATGATTATCAAGAAAGAACTGAACCAGTTCCCGCTAGATTTTATTCTGCACATTTTTGTTTTACTTTAGGTTCATTTGTTAAAGAGGTTCCACATGATCCTGAATATTATTTTCACGGAGAAGAAATTTCTATTGCAGTAAGATCATATACTTGGGGTTATGATTTATTTCACCCACATAAAACAGTTGTTTGGCACGAATATACTCGTAAAGGTAGGACTAAACAATGGGATGATGATAAACAATGGGTTAGTAAAAATGTACATTGTCATAAAAGAAATAGAAAACTATTTGAAATGGATGGTGAGGTAAAAGATGTTGATTTTGGAATTTACGACTTCGGTAAAGAAAGAACTTTGGAGGATTATGAAAGATATGCCGGTATTTCATTTAAAAAGAGAGCGGTACAAAAATATACAGTTGATAATAATTTAGCACCTAACCCTCCTTTATATGGTGATGAATTTAATAATTCATTCTTATCAATTTTTAAACACTGTATAGATGTTACATTTGATAGAGTACCTGAAAATGATTATGATTTTTGGGTGGTTGCTTTTCATGATGAAAAAGACGAAACTCTTTTTAGAAAAGATGCAGATAGGGATGAAATAAAAAGATTAAAAAATGATCCTGACGGATACTGTAAAATTTGGAGGGAATTTACGGTGGAAAGTAAACCAAAATATTGGGTTGTTTGGCCACATAGCGAATCTAAAGGTTGGATGGAAAGAATAAAAGGAGATTTATAAAAAGTAATATGAAAATATGTTTTGCAACCGAGGTAACATATGAAAATTATGTTAATAGAATTAAGAAAAGTTCGTTAAGTTGGTTTTTAGAAAGGGAATTAGATAAAAGAGGAATTTCATATTATATATCAACAAATTTACCAAATAATTTTAATGAATATAGTGACAATGATTCTATAAAGGTTTTTGATATTGAGGACCTAAGAAAAAATCATCCTACTTCGAAACAATATGAATTATTTCCTGAAGACCCGAGGGGGTTATATCCTTCTAGATATCCTTGGAATATGAGGAGATTCATTATTGAGAAGGCAGCACAAGATGGATATGATTATGTGATTTACATTGATGCTGATAATATGGTTATTTCACATTTAACAACTGATGATATCATCAACACATTAGTTGCAACTTACGAACCGAATGTTGTGTCAACTAACTCCGCAGTTTTTAGATACGAGGGTAGAAAACCAGATGATGTATTCCAATACCATGACAAATATATTGAACATTTTAATTTAAACTTTAAAGACGAACAATACGACACTATAGATGGTCCCGTACAAGTTTTTATGGGAAACACAAATGAAGATATATTAAGATTTACATCTAACTGGCATAAATTTACTGATTTTGGTTACGCACAAGAATTTGGGTTTGGTTATGGTAATAATAAACACGGTAATTTATCATTTGTAATTCCAGTTTCAAATTTTAAATTAGAATGGAAGGGGTTTCCATTTAGTCCTCATCATAGACCTGAAGATAGGTATTAATAATTATAAAAGATTTAAATCACATATGTTTAGTATTGATGGTGTTGTATTAGCAAATAAAGGGTTTTATGTAAATTTGGATTCGTCTGTAAATCGCAAGAATCATATTGAAAATCTAATTTTAAAACATAATATTGTTGGTTTAGAAAGATTTAGTGCGTTGAGAGATGAGTTAGTACAATCGTCATGTACCAAAAGTCATTTAGGAATTTTTAAACAGGCTTTAGATGAGGATTTAGAAATTATATTTGTTGGTGAGGATGATTTTGACATAAAAGAATATTGCTACGCACCATATAGTGATATTCCCGTTAGTTTTAATGAGTCTATAATGAAAATTTCAGAGGACTTAAAAAATGTAGAATGGGACGTATTATTGTTTGGGTGTAATCCAAAATCTCATTTAATTCCTGTTACGGAAAATTTAGCAAAAAACTATTTTAGTACTGGTGCATGGGCATATCTAATAAAAAAGAGAGCTTATAATTATATTTTAGAAAATTCAAATTACTATAGAGATTATATTGCAATAGATGATTATCTTCCACTTTTAAGTAAAAAGGGGTTTGTTACTTTAACAACAATACCATTAACAATTAACCACGCAATTGGATTTGAATCCACTTTACAACCTAGAGGTCCTGTTAATTACGATGCATGGATACAAGGTAGTTATGGTAAATTTTTATACGGGAATTATAAAGAAAAAAGTTTTAATAGTATGTCATTAGAAAAACAAACAACGGTAGTAATAACGGGTCATTATGTTGAGAATTATTTTTTTTATTTAAGTTATCTTTTACATAGTTTACCTGACGAATTATTAAAATGTAGATTTATTGTTCATTATGATGAAGGACATGGTCACGATAGTTCGACTCAAAAAGTTAAATTAAATGCATTTTTTAGAGACTATGATAAAAACATCAATGTAACTTTAAGTTATGGGTACGGTGGATTAATATCAAGTTTAGAATCGGTAATGGAACAAGTAACAACTCCATATTTTATATTTTTAGAACATGATTGGGTATTTTTGAAAAAAGACAATATTGATTTTCTAAATTTAATGAAGGCATTTAATAATCATGATTTTATAAATGCCGTTTGGTTTTCAAAAGATGACAATACAATGAGAGGTTTTGATATTGCTAGAGATATCGATGATGTAACAACTCCTTTTGGTAAGGAGGATAGAGTAAGTGAGGTTAATTTAGTAACAACTTGTAGATGGTCAAATAATCCTGTTATGTTCAGATTGAGTAAATTAAAAGAATGGTATTATAACATAATTAAAAATGAATACGTTGGTGTCGTTCATCAGGCTCAACAAAATATTGAAGAAACAATGATACCTCATTATAGGGATATAATTAGTAAAAATAAATGGTTAGATATTAGAGATAATTGGGGAACCTTTTTATATGGTGCATTAAATGAAGGTCCGTATGTTGGTCACACTGACGCATCAAAAAGATACCAAGGTATTGCAAAATCAGGTCCAGAATATAATGGTGAGGAATATATAAAAAATAACCCATTATAGAATGAAGATTAATCTTTTTACCGGATGGTATTATGTACCTAAAAATCCTATAAGGGAGGACGAGTTTAATTTTTGTTATGAAAAAAATAAAAAACTAAACTTTGGTGAGTATTATATTGATAGAACTCAAAGACCGACTTATAATTCATTTTTAAACGAAATGAAAAAATATCCAAATGATATTAACATAATAGCAAATCCTGATAATTTTTTTGACGAGAAATTTTTAAATGATGTATATGAACTATACTCCAAATATGAAAACAAAGAAAAATTGTGTTTAGGGTTAACAAGATGGAACTATATCAATGAGGGAGATGTAAGATATTTTAATGCCAAGGACTCACAAGATATTTTTATATTTTACGGTTCAGTAGATTTAAACGTTGGCGAACAAATACCTTTAGGTAGACCCGGATGTGATAATAGATTGGCGGCAATATTAATAAATGATTTAAAAATGGATGTCTTTAACCCAAGTTTAGATTTAAAATATTATCATTATCACCCATCTGACGATTCAACAAGAACCTATTTAAATGAAAAATTAGAAAGGACTGAATTTGTTATGGGACCTCATGAATTTATATATTCATGTAGATTAAATGATGTTAAAAAATAAAATTATGGAAATTGTTAATAAGATATTGTCATTTGACAATAAAAAAATAGATGGTAGTATAATAAATGATGAACAAATAAAAAATTTAGTTTTTTATTTGTTAGACTCAATTGATAATAATGTCGACGGAGATGTTGTTGAATTTGGATGTTATGTTGGTGAGTCCAGCAAATATCTAATGAAAACTTTACTAGAAACAAATTCAAGTAAAAAACTTTTTGTTTATGATTCTTTTGAGGGTCTTCCTCCATTATCTAAATGGGAGGAAAATACAGGATGGAGAGCAGGGACGTTAAAAAGTACCGAAGAAATACTAATATCAAATTTTGAACAAAACAATTTACCAACACCAATCATCCATAAGGATTGGTTTAAGGATGTCCCTGAAGATAAAATACCTGAGAAAATATCCTTTGCATTTTTAGACGGGGATTTTTACGATTCAATTTATGATAGTTTAAATAAAGTTTTTGATAAAGTTACTGATGGAGGTTACATATGTTTTCACGATTATCAAAGAAATGATTTACCGGGTGTTCGTGCGGCAATAGAGGATGTTTTTAAAGAAAAAGGTGTTGATTATACCGTAGAGGAAGTTTGTGGTCAATTAGGAATTTACAGAAAAAATAGTACCATTGAAAATAGAATACCCCAAAGACCAACTAGTGAAGTTAATTATGGTGGGACAACAATCGTTACAGGTATTTGGGACATTAAAAGAGAAGAACTTACCGAAGGGTGGAGTAGAAAATTTGACCATTATTTAAATCATCTTTCTAATTTAATGAAGACAGATGATAACATGATAATTTATATTGAGGAGAAGTATAGGTCATTTGTTGAGGACCATAGACCCAAAGAAAACACATTAATAATTGTTAGGGAGTTGGAATGGTTTAAGAAGAGTGAATTTTTTAACAAAATTCAAAAAATAAGAAATGATTCTAATTGGTCCAACACTTCTGGTTGGTTACCTGAAAGTACGCAAGCAAAATTGGAAATGTATAATCCAATTGTTATGTCGAAGGTATTTCTTTTAAATGACGCATCAATAATGGATCCGTTCAATTCATCACATTTAGTTTGGGTGGATGGTGCAATTACAAATACTGTACATGAAGGATATTTTTGGAAAGATGGGGTAATTAAAAACGTTTCTAAATTTTTTAATAAATTCTCATTTGTTTGTTTTCCTTATGACGGAAAAGTTGAAATACATGGATTTAAGTATAATGAAATGTGTATCTATTCTGAGGATGAGGTAAACAAAGTTGCAAGAGGAGGTATATTCGGGGGTCCAAAACATTTAATAAGTAAAATCAACGAAATATATTATTCATTATTAAACGATACCCTATCTAACGGTTTAATGGGTACGGAAGAGAGTATATTTACAATCATCACATACAAATATCCTGAACTAGTTCAGTATTTTGAAATTGAACAGAATGGATTGTTGGGTTTGTTTTTTGAAAATTTAAAAAATGGTAATTTAATTCCGAGACAAGAAAAAAGTGAAACGATAAAAATAAATCCTCATAGTAAAGAAAATATTGCACTTTACGTAATGACGTATAATTCACCAAGTCAGTTTGAAAAATTATGTATGTCGTTTGAAATGTATGATAGAAATTTTTTAGATAGACCTAAGAAATTTTTATTAAATAATTCAATAGATTCGGATACAGATTTAACATATTCAAATCTTTGTGAAAAATATGGATTTACTGAAATTAAAAAAGGTAATTTAGGTATTTGTGGTGGTAGACAATTCATATCAGAACATGCTGATGAGAATAATTTTGATTACCATATGTTTTTTGAGGATGATATGTTTTTTTATTTAGGTGATGATGAGTTTTGTAGAAATGGATTTAGAAGAAAAATAAAGGACTTCTATAATGTCATGTTAGATATCATATGGAACGAAAACTTTGATTTTTTAAAATGGAATTTTAGTGAGTTCTTTGGTGATAATACAAGACAGTGGTCTTGGCATAATGTACCTGGCGATACAAGAGCTCGGTTATTCCCTGAAAAACCTGTTAAAATAAATAATGACCACAACTACGCTCCCTATTTAAATTTTAAAAACATTAAGTCATATAAATCGGTACCGTACGCATCGGGAGAGATATATTATTGTAATTGGCCACAAATAGTCTCAAAAGAAGGAAATAGAAAAATGTTTATAGATACAAAGTTTGCCAATCCATTTGAGCAAACGTGGATGTCTTTTATATATCAAGAAACATTAGAAGGTAAGATTAAACCGGGAATATTATTAGCAACACCAACGGAACACGATAGGTTCGAATTTTATCCAAGAGAGGACAGGAGAGAAAATTAAAAAAACCTCTTATTTGGAGGTTTTCTTCTTTTCTTCAGGTTTTTGTAAACCTTTCTTTATCTCACCTTTTTTTTCACCGTCTTTCTTCATTGCGGTTTTGTGTTGTTCAGAGATTTTCTTTTTCTCCTCTTCAGACATTCCAAATACTCCCATATTATATTGTATTATTTTTTATTATTTCGGTTGAATCGTCTTTTTTATTTTTAAGTTTTTCACATTTTTCATATTCTTCTCTTTCCTCAAAAACTATTATTAACGAATCTATTATTTCTATGTACAACTCCAAATCATTATCATATGATAATATCGTACATGTATTATTATAATCATTTAATATGTCATTGTCAAGGGAAGTGATGAAATCATAAATCATAGTCAATTCCTCCTCATCATAATTCCCAACATTTAAAACTCTTGTTGCCTGTAATAAAAAATTAAAATTCATACTATAAATACATTCTACTGTTTATCTCTTATTAATTTATCTAAGATTCTGAAACATTCTAAAAATCCATCATATTCTACCTCACTTCTAGTTGTTTTAGAATCTTGTGTTGGACCAAAAACTATACCATTGGCCAACGATATTGAAAATACCCATTGATGTGGGTTATACATTTCAATAGTCAAATATACACCTTCTTTATCAAAAAAATAATAAAGTTTTTTTGTGTCATAAAACTCTAAAGTTGATAAACTTAGAACCCCGACATTAGGAAACATTACATTTGTAAATTTCTTAAATGAGGAAGGATACAAATATTCAATACTATACCAATCTATCATATTATTAATTATAATGCATTTATGGTACTTTGTATATTGTATTTTTTGTTTTTTCAATAAAATCAATATAATTATGATTGTTTACAATGATTATACATGAATTCTATTACAACGATGACAACAGGACGTTGTACGTTGAATTTTCAACCGATGATGACAGCGATAATTTTTATCGAGTTCTAAATCTTGGATTTGAGGATGTTGAATATTATTCCCCCGAAATAATAGTTGAGGAGGATATGGAAGGTATTGATGAAGATTTTGTGAAAGAATTAATCGTTCAATACGGTAAAGAGAATGATTTACCAGAAGAAAAAACTTTGTGATATTTATAAGATATGGGATTTTTAAACGATGATAAGAAGGAAAAGTTAACTGCGTTCGTAAAGTTCGTAAAAGACCAATTGGAACTTAAAACAGTTCCCACTATCTCGATTAAGGGTAATAGAGACGGTTTGAAAACGACCGCGAATTATGATTACACTAAAGAAAATAAGATAATCAAAGTTTATGGTAAAAACAGAGCTTTGGTTGACATTATGAGAAGTGTTGCCCATGAAATGGTCCACCACAAACAATTTGAAGATGGTCGTTTAGAACAAAGACCACCCGATATTGGGGGTGAGATTGAGGATGAGGCAAATGCAAAGGCGGGACAATACATTAAATTGTACGCAAAAGAAGACCCGACCATCTACGAGGATTAATTTATTTTTTATGTAATGTTATCTCTAAGTGAGATTCTATTGCTTTATCATATACATTGTTACCTAATTTAATACTGGTAAAAAATGATTGACTTGTTAATAACAATTCATTTGATGGCATGGCCCCATATGTATCTATTGAGAAGGTGTACCTTGTCTTGTTCCCAAAATAACCCCATTCCATGATTGTATTTTTAGTACAATATGTACAAGGAAATCCAACAAATATATAGTCATCTTTAACCACATTTTGGTTGTTTTCATATATCCTAAGTTGGTTATACTCAAAAGACCATGTTGTTTTATTTACACTAAATCTTCTATCTATTGATGAATTTTTAAAATCTTGACTTAAAAGTAATGTACTATCATTAAGAATTTGTTTTACATAAAAATCACTAACCGAAGCCTCGTTTTCCGATACCACAGTTACGTGACTATTGAAATTTACCTTATCTATAACGACTTTAACTTTAACAACGTCCCATCTACCATTAAGATTTAACATTGGGTTACTCGGTAATTCATACTTTTCACACCCAAATAGGGTAAAAACAACTAAAATCGATATTAATTTCCTCATGTCTTTATATTTTAAGCAAAAATAGGTATTTTTTGGTATATCACAATCAATTTCAAAGATTTTTTTAGGTATTTATATATTATGAGAATGGTCATTAACGAAAAACAACTAAAATTGATACTATCAACTGAAAATCAAGATATTGAAGAACAGGGGGAAGTTGCGACTGAACCATCCGCAGGCACATCAAGTACTCAAGCTGGAGGTCAAGGGTACCCTGAGGTTGGGAAATGGGAAAGTGGTATAGAGAGAGGTCCTGCCAATCAAATTGGGGTTACAAAATGGGCGGATATCGTTGGTGCAAATTTAAAAAGAGGTAAGTCCAATCCACTAAAATAAGAAATTACAGATATTTATATAGAAATCAAAAAATAATGGTTTATCAAACAAGAAATATAGTTACAGAATCCGAAAGAAATAGAATTAGTTCAATACACGGATTTGTACCAAAAAAACGTGATTATATATTTGAAGCATGTATCACGGTTGATGGAAGATACTTTGTTATACAAGACGAAGTGTTTGATATACAAGAACAAAAAACAATAGGAAACGTTTGGGGTTCATTGGATGTTTTTAAAACAATTTTTGAGAGTGTTAAATTAGAAGATGAGGGTTATTCACAAATTAGAGAAAACGTCCTTTCTTTACCAATATTAGAATCACAACAAAACCTTTATGGTTTAAGGGACATATTACTTGAATTTAATTTTTTACAAGATACGTGGTTAGGTAGACAATTTAAAAGTGCTGGAGATAGTGTTGCCGATTTTGCAAAAACATCATATGAAGGTGTAAAGAAATTTGGACTTGCAGTATCTCAAGGGGATTGGATGGGTATTTTAAAATTATTAGGTCAAGGTGTTAAATACGTTTTAAGAAAATTAAAAGATGCCTTATATAGTAATCTAGGTATGATTGTAGATGCGGTTTTAATTGCAACAGGTGTTGGTGCAGGAGCGACAAAAATTGCTTGGGGATTGGTTGTAGCTTTAGACCTTTATCAATTAATAAGTGATGATTGGCCAGAAGAAGAAAAAAATGATCCGTTTTGGTTAAAATGTTTATTCTTAGGTTTTGATATATTAGGATTTACAACTGCAGCCGCGGCTGCTAAAGCGGCTAAAGCGGGAATTATGCCAATTAAAACACTTGTAAGTAATCCAGCAAAAATTGCACAATATTTTGAAAAGAACCCAAAGGTTAAAGGAATGATAACCTCAATGGTTGACGGAATAAAACAAGTGCCAGCCTTATTACAATCGGTAATGAAGACACTTTCGGCTAAATTTCCTAAAGGTGCAAGTTTTATTAACGGTGTTTTAGGTGGATTAAAAACAATATCAACAAGATTCACCGAAAGTTTACAGAGATTGTTAGGACAAAAAGCGGGTACAGGAGCATCTGCTGGTGCGAAGACCACTGGTATACTTTACGGTTTTGAGAAAGCAATCGGTGGACACGAAACTAAAGGTGCGACTATGGCTACTAATAGTGCTGCTAATGGTATGGACCCTATGGTATCGAACCAATATGCTGAATTAGTTAGAACTAAATATAATGGTAAAGATCCATGGGATTAAATTTAAAATTTAAAATTTATATATGAAAGATAATACAAACCCAATTGACAGAATTAAATTAATGATGTCATATGATAATGAAAAAACTTTAAATGAAAATTTAAATGTTTTAAACTTAATAAGTGAAGATGAGTCAACTGAGGTTGGGGAACAATTCAGGAAAGAAGTTGCAAGTAGATTTAAAAATACCGCTACAGGTGCTAAGGAAACCGCTATAATTTCTGCAATGGGTAAAGAATTTAAATTGGCAGATAATGTTATTGCAACAGCATTAACAAAAGACCTTACTCAATTAACTAAAGAACTTGAAGATGCGATAAAGTTGGATTTGAAAAATGGAGTAAGAGTATCAACAACAAATACATTGGGGCCAGCAGCGAAAGAAGCCTCTAAATTAAAGGCAATGAAAGAAATGTCATTAAAAAGTAGTGAATTAAAGGCATCAGGAAAAAATATAACAACTAAAGAAATTGATGATATAGTTTTAAGAGCACAAACGGAATCTAAAGAGATGGCTAGAAAATTAGAAACTGGTGTTGTTAGTAAAGAAGGAAAAAAAGCTGCCAATCAAACAAAGAAAATTGCGGATTTAGAAGCAAAGATTAAACAATTAGAAACAGTTAAAACACCTCAACAAGCGGAAGCAGCAATTAAAAATGAGGTTAACATTACTATGACTCAGGGAGGTGCCGCAGGAACACACGCTGAAATGCAAGCAATTAAAGAAATGGCACCGGAAGCTAAAGTGGTTGCTCAAGAATCCAAAGCAATAGTTGAAACAATGAAACCATCTAAATGGGAAAAATTCAAAAAAATTGCAGGTAGATTAAGTCCAAAATATTGGATTATGTTAGGTTTAGCTGGTGTAGGTGGTTGGTATCTTTGGAAATTTTTTAAAGGTGGAACAACAAAACCAGGAGATCAATTATTTGGTAAATGTTTAGATGATGTTATAGACGATAACGGAACAACGATTGTAAATACATCGGGTGGAGATCCAGTGGTACAGGTTAAAAATACAGGTAATACGGAATATGATCAAAAGGGTGGATTATGGTTTTACAACAATGGTAGAGTGTGGATGGTTGATGGGACTAAAAAAGGTAGATGGTCATGTAAAGGTAAAGAAACAGTAATTGCAGAACAAGGAGACGGTAATCCAAATACAGGTATTGGTAACATTAATATTACTTGGGATGGTGAATCGAGTCCGGTAACAACAGAACCGATAAAAACGGAACCAGTAAAAACGGATAATCCAAAATATCACGATTGTGCTTCAAAAGATTTTCCGTTTGAATTTGGATGTATTTCACCAAAAATTGCGGAAATACAAAAATGTTTAGGTATAACACCACAAAAAGGTTATTTTGGACCTAAGACTAAAAAAGGTTTAGAAGATTTACAATATAATTTATCAGGTGGTATTACTAAAGAAACATATGATAAGATTATATCAGCTTGTAACCCAACAACTGGTTCTACAACTGGTACAACTACAGGGTCTACAACAGGTTCTACCACTTCAGTAACGGGTACAACTACAGGTTCTACAACTGGTAATACAACAACCGCACCAATAACACCTCCAGCAGTACCTGCTGAACCTGTATACGATAGAAACAGATTACAAGAATTATTGGCTAGTAAAAATTTAGTTAAAAAACGTAATGGTGTTATTGTTAAATGGAAAGGTCCTGAATTAGAAGGTAACGACTATTACATCTTAGATAAATATTTGAAAGACCAAGGTTATATTCAAAAGAAACAAAGAGAAACTGGTGATAGAGACGATGAAGATGTAACAATGAAATATAAGTGGAAATTACAAGGAGAAGAATAGTATGAAAGATATTAAAAAAATAGTAAGTGAAAACCTCTCAAAGAAGCATTCTATAAACGAATCCTTTGAGAGGATTTTTCTAAATGAAAATGATGAAGATAAATTCGGTTTAACCATACAATATTTGGGTAAATTGATAGATGAGGGATATGACAATGAACAAATAGAAAATGTAGTAAACGAACAATTTGATTGGTTAAAAAAACTATTCACCCCAAATAAACAAAATCCACAAGATGCATCTACAAGAAGTGGTATTTTAGATAAAGTAGGTGGTGGAGCCATTTCACAATTTAAAGAATATGCAATAACGACATTATTAAACCTAATAGGGTTTAAAGGTCCATTAGTGAGTGCAATGGCAACTGCAATGAGTGAAATGACATTAAGTGATTTAATTGCTGTCTTTAGAGATAAACAAAGTTGTTCATATCATGGTAGTACTGTTGCAGATGCATTATCAGAATCATTAGTGGTATATATTATTTCATCAAGTACTGAAGAAGATTCAATGGCGGCAAATTTCTTAAGAAATACAGTATTTGAATACATAAAATCAAGTCAATTTGGTGAAATGTTAGCAAATGCTGTTTGTAATGTTGCATACAAAACAAAATCAAGAATTATTTCAAACATTAATGAATAATAAGATATTTATATGTAGAGTTTAATTGGTTTGGTCGCCATTAAACGATAATACTTATAAAACGAAAAGGAGGTGTTCTAAATCTCGACAAAGGGTCTTCGGACCTTTTGCTCGTTTATATGGGTACCAAATAAAAAACCCATCCGAAGATGGGTTTATGGTGGAGGTGACGGGACTCGAACCCGTGTCTTTCCTGTTCAACAATAAATGACTACACGTTTATTCAATTAGTTCACAACTGACAAATATTTGGTTCCTATTTTGACATCGTTACCAACAACTGTGTCGAGTTCACTTTTGTTACGGTAGTCCTCTGAACGAGACCGTTTGTTTCTTTTTGGGTAGAAACCACACCTTAAGTACTTCTGTTCCTAGGTTATATGTACGTCGACCCGATTGTAGTTTCGCCTTAGGCTACTGCTACGTTAGAAGTTGCAAGAATACCTGCTACTTCCATGTTGTTGTAAACGTTGCCGTCTAAAATTTTCCACCGTAGATTTAAGTCATAGATGAAGTCTGACTACGTGCCACTTACCCCTGATACCTGAAATCAATGCCAGGCACCCCCATATTTTAAAGAACTTATACAAATGTAGATGAAAAAGGGTTAAAAAACAAATTTTAACCCTTAAATTCCTATATGTGTAATTATTTATTTCTTAGCAGATGGTTTTCTTCCTTTACGAGCTTGATTTCCTTTAGTTGCGGTTACAACATCCTTAGATTGTTTAACAACTTTTTTTGCTGCTTCAACAACATCTTTAGATTCCTCAACCACTCTTTTTGCTCTTTCTTTAACTACTTTAGCAACTTCTTTAACTTCTGCTAGTTTTTCTTCAACCGCATCTGGAATGTTATTACCATCTTTGTCTTCGATTTTACCTGATTTCATTAGGAAAAATACTACAGCTCCAGCTACAACCAAAGCCAATAAAATTAAAAGTACTGTCATCATAATTGTTTGTTTTATATATAAATATCCGTTATTGTGCTAAAATCGATTAACCCTTAAAGGGAAGTGTTTCTCATATAATGCTTCAAAAAACAACTTATTTTTCTCCCATTGTTTATTAGTCATACCAATAGATTTGTGTGTTACCATTATTTTAGTGGTAACCCCAACTTTAATTCCATCTAAATGGTTGTCAACACAAAATGGTAAATCATAAAAATGAAACCCTGTAAATTCTTCATTAAACTTATGTTTAATTCTACCTTTATGAACCATAATAAACAATCCATCAACAATTACCACTTCTTTTGGTTTGTCACCAAATGATTGTTTTGAATAGTGATTTACATGTCTTTTACCTTCATGTTCATGACCCACAACACCATACATAGATTCTCTATCTTGCCACCACATTCCACTCATTAAGTTATCAGTACCTGCCAATCCTAAAATTCCATATTCAGGATTTTCTTCAAAAAGTCTAACAACTTTTGGTGTAATGTTGGAAGTTTCTAAAATAAGATCATCATGCATAAACACAACAATATCATGTTCAGAATCTTGTAATCCTGTGTTATATATTTTAGGTAGAGAATCCACACCATCATTCTCATAAATTAATATTTGAGTTTTAGGGTGTGAAAACATTTTCTCAACGTGTTTTAAATAGACATCATCAATTTTACGTGTTGAGATGACGACACTTATTGGTTCATTATATTTCGACATGTGTTGCGATTATTTCACCATAAACTTCTTGAAGGTCTATGATTATTGGTTTATTAATTGGACTATATCCAGGATTACATATTGACGCATTTACAAATAATGTTTTATTACCGATCTCAACACCGTAACCTTCGTGAATATGACCAAATACACTTACTAATGGATTTATTTCTTCTATTCTATTTCGTAACAACTCACAACCAACATTCGTATTTGGTTGTCGCCAATTATTAACTAAATCTCCATATCCATTTGGTGGTCCGTGTGTAATTAACACGTCGGTATCGGTTGGGATGTTATTCCATTTTTCTAACAACTCTTCACCCATTCTCGGTAAATTAAAAGCCCAATCATAAAACCATGGTTGCCAAGGACTACCATAAAATTTAATAGGTCTTGAAAATTCATCACTTTCAATTGTTATAAAACTATCCTCTAAATAAGTTACATCAGATTGAGATAAATTTTCGGGTGACATTAAATTATGTAACCAATCATAATCACCTTTATGGTGAGGTTGATTAACTCTTTCAAAACAATGGTCGTGATTACCTGATATGAATATTTTTTCATCAAATCCTTTAATGTTTTGAAACCAATGAATAAATTCGGTAACATCCCTTTCTCCACCTCGATTAGAAATATCACCCGCATGTATTAGCACATCACCAGATGGTATTTCGTGGGCCATACCACTATGTAAACTATGTGTGTCAGATATACAAACGATTCTCATAATATCAAATATAAGTAAAATTTATTAAAATGCATAAAAAAAGTCAGAATAAATCTGACTAATTTTTTTTGGGCCGAACGGTTTTAAAACGTTCCAATTCCACCACTTTGTTTTACTAAACAAAGAAAAAAAACACTGAGAATACATGTTTTAACAATTGACTTGGGGACATTATTTGATTCTTCCCTTTTCCACTACCTTTTGAGTAGTACCAATCAGCGGCGGTCAATTAGATTAACCAATCCTTAAGTCGTTATATACTCTTTTAATACTCATTACTCATCAAAGATGCCTCCCTGATTCAACCTTGCGGGTTTAGAGAACTTTTTTAAAAATCACATTGGGCTTGAGACCCTTTGTGGCCGTGAACCCCTCACGACTATGTAGCCACCTGTCTACAACGACTGACGAACACTTTTTCTTGTATGATTTTAAGTTGTTAAACCAAAATTAACAAAATTTAGTTTCCGAATTTGGGAAAGTAGTGGTTCGTCGACCAGCCAAGCCACCTTTTGAGCGACTCGATACTAAACTACTCTCTGTAACATCCCTGCTACCATATTTTTGGACCCCTTCAAAACTAAACTCTTGGTAGAGTTTAATAAAGGATGATAACGACACCACTCGTACTTCACCATACCTTTCGGTTTTAAGATTCCCATCATATTGAATCACGCAATTGTAAAGTCGGATAACGATACTTCTCACAATAACTCTATGGATTATTCTTATTGGTGTTCCCACCTCAACCAAACAACTCGGATTGCTTGGTCGTCAAACCACTTTCCCTAAAGTGTTACCCTCAGTACTTAAGGTTTAACGATACTCCACTTGCCTACTCGAGATCCATTACTGAATCCGCAACTCACCCCAACCAAGGGTTTGTCACTTTATCCCACTTTCATGGTTTATTTTAATCGACCATAGGCGGCCAATATTTTTAAATCAAAGAACTATTTCTTGTTTCTTTTACAAAGATAAGAAAACTTTTTTAAAAAACAAAATATTTTTTAATTATTTTCTACTTTATTTTTTTTCAATGTTTTTTTAGAAGATACTTTCTCAGTTGTCTTCTTTGTCTTGTACTCAGGATTTTTATAAAGTTTATATTCGGTCTTTGGTGCAAATGACCAATAACCACCCTTAACTCTTAAATCCGCTTCATTGTCATCTACTCTCAGTACCTCACCAATTTCATGACCCTTACTTGCTTTAATTAATTTAATACATTTCATATTTTCCATGTTTATAATAAAATATAAGAAATAAAAACCATAAAAAAAAATTAAAGTACATTTCTTTTAAATTCCTTATTAACTAAATTTGGTTCATCGTCATAACCAAAGAAGATACATTCTTTTTTAAACATTTCACATACGGTCAAATACTCATTAAGTGTAATTTCATCATAATAGTAATTCGGATTTTTTGAATGGTGATATCCTGACAAAGAATCCTTAAAATAGGTATAGAAAACCATAAATGAATTATTCATACCGTTTGGAAAATCTTTTAAAAAATAAAATGGTTTTATATAGGGTTTATTTAATATGCCAAAATTTTTTAAATTACTTTCACTTAATAAATTGTTATTAATTTTTACAATATCATTAATATCCTCTATTCTAAAAAATCTATAATTATAATTTTCAAAACGTTTATCATATTCTTTTCTAAAATTAAAATTTAAATTTGATATAATTTCATTACCCAATGGGTCATTTAGAAAAAAAGAACTTTGTGGTAAAAAATGAGTATCATTTGAACTTTCAATAAAAGAGTTATATTTTTGAATAAATTTTGATAAGGAGTCTATCTCAAGATCCTCAAATGTTTTTAACGACTCTTCTGTTCGTTCTAACTCTTTTTTTGTTAGTTTATTTAACATATTAAGGTCATATAATCTTTTCAACTTTACATACCAATCGTATGACGAAAAAAATCTATCGATAGGGTTTCTTATAAATAAGAAACAATTTTTTTCTAATTCTTCATTAACAAAATTAAACTCGATTGAATTTAATTGTAATATATCTGATAAAGTTGAGTAAATTATTGTATTTCCAGATTTATGGGGGATAATAAAACTTGTATTATATTCAGGTACATTCATATGTGTATTATAAATACCATTAGGTTAACAAGAACAATTTTTGCTGTAGTGGGTGGGTTCGAACCACCAAGTGGAGATTCAACCGATAACATGACGCTTGCAAGCTGGTGGTCTACCCCCTAATATTATCAATCTGTTTCTTTGTCCACACCCCCGAGACAGGAGGGTACGTTTGCCAATTTCGTCACACTACAATATAACACCCTTTTATCAGCCGAAGCCTCACATAACCTTAGTGTGGAACCACAGGTAGGTGTCATGAATGATTACCACTGAGAATGTAGATTTTCACTAACTCGATTTAGCGGTCTCTATGGTAATTTTTTTGATGGATGAAAAACATCTATTTTTCTTGCGGATTTCCATCGGAATCCCATAATTTAAAAGTGGACCAGATAGGAATCGAACCTATTACCTTCACATTATGAGTGTGCCGCTCTAACCGAGTGAGCTACAAGTCCAATTAATAGGTGGGGCTTAATTATTTAACTCTTTACCACCATTAAGTCTTTAATGCTTTAGACACCTATCGTGATCCCGTTTGGATTCGAACCAAAGACCCACATCTTAGAAGGATGTTGCTCTATCCAACTGAGCTACGGAACCAAAGTAATGTAATGTCTGTACGGTTTGTATCTAATCCACACCTTTGTACGTGTTTCAAAAGTTTCCATTTCATACGTAGCGTCTGTTCCGTCACTTATTTCTAAGTCATTACATTGTACCTGGGGCGGGACTTGAACCCGCACGGGACTTTCGCCCCAACAGATTTTAAGTCTGTCATGTATACCATTTCATCACCCAGGCATTTGTTTTTCCAATACATCAAAGAACTATAATCAAATATAAGAATAAAAAATGATATAAAAAAACCCCGAACATTTTTTTTAGTTTGTTCGGGGGAATTAACTGAACTAAAAATGTTTATTTTACTTTATACGATAACCCAAGTCCTAATGTAAAATCACTACCAACTAAATTACCGATAGTCCATAAATTTATGACATTACTTGGTCTAAGTGGATTGTACATTATAAGAAAATTTGGTTTATTACCATTAATTGTTGGTTGTAACCCAAATCCAATAATTGCTTTGTCCTCTTTTAATTCTCTAAGAACACCAAACTTCATATTATCAGATAAAGTTCCTGTATTGGTGTTGACACCAGGAGGAAGTGTTATTCCACCATTTTGGCTTTTCAATTCACCATATGGAAGACCTGCATAAAACCCCCAACCTTTTTTCATAAAACCACCTGTTATATAACCATCTGATGGGCCACCTTTTCGAGTGGCGGTTATAAACCACTCTTGCCCATTTGCCACGACTTCTACTCCCAAAAGTAACGTTAGCACTAAAAAAATTTTTTTCATTTTTTTGATTTGGACAAGGAGTCTTCCGTTGCCCATTTTTCTTTTAACTTTGCTACCTTCTCAATCTTTACAATTTTACCATTCAATTTGGTAATCTCGTCCGCGATTTCTTTGGTTTTGACGGCCCTGCTAGCGAAATTTTCATCTGTTACTTCAACCCATTCAATTTTTCTTTCCAGAGATTTAATCTCTTTCTTTATTTGATTGACTGACTTTCTTTCGTCTGAAAGACTTGGGTCGATAGATGATGTTAATGTATTAAAAAATAGCATTAACGATAGTGTGATTTTATCTATCATATATTATAAATATTAATAATATGATAAATATACAGAATAAAATATTGTAAATCAATATCTTAATATAAAAAAATTTTGTACTCGGTACGGGATTCGAACCCGTGCAACCACCGTGAAAGGGTGGTGACCTAACCACTAGTCGAACCGAGCAAGTAATCACTCAAATGGGTATTTGTTATAATATCACAATTGTTGCACTATACTTTGGTTAATTACTCCGTCTGTATCCAACAGCTTTATGTTGGCTTATAATTGGCTACTTTATTATAACTCACATTTTTATTTGTGATTAATTAAGAACTAACATTGCTATCAGGGTTTAAATGGTTCACAGATAAATCCGGAATCACCACCTACCGATTTTACGGTATCTTAGTTAATTCTTGCAGAGAGTTAGGGATTCGAACCCCAGATACCTTTCAGTATGCCAGTTTTCAAGACTGGTGCCATCAACCACTCGGCCAACTCTCTAAAATTGATTCTAACTCACCTTAAGTTGCACCATCCGAGTCACTGCTCTGGTTGACAAAGTCCTCGTTGAGTTAGTCTCAAAAAGTTACAGGTTTTTCGTACCATCTATGTACATCATGACCGAAGTTTGGTTGGATTTACATCACGTCTCAGCAAACTTTACTCGGTGGTTACATTTTCGTATTGGGGTAATTATTCCCGACTTATAGTAACTCTACCCTCACCGCCCTACCTCGCGAGTCAGACGGATCTTTTGGGATTCATAGACAGTGGGGTTACACCACCGTCGTCACCTGTTGAGCCCAAACTCAGATTCGAACTGAGGACCTACTGATTACAAATCAGTTGCTCTGGCCAGCTGAGCTATTCGGGCTACTATGGAAAACAGAAGATGGGGGTGTGGACATCTGTTTTTATGATTGGCGTTTCTCGCTATTCGCTAGCCCCGTTAAATCCCAATCAACCATTTGTTTTACAAAGATAAAAAATAATTTTAGATATTCCAAATTATTTATTATCTTTTATATATTTTTTTAATATTTCAAATTCATTTTTAACAAATTCGGGGTCATAACTTCCCATATCTTTTATTATATATGGTTCATATCCCATTTTTTTAATCTCATTAATTTTAATATTGTCACGATTTTTAACTTGTTTAAGTGAATGTTTTTTAGTTATTTTTTCATAATGCCATTTACCATTCCACATAATTGCTAATTTATAGTCATTAATTATTACATCGGCATCCCATCCATTAAACATATTTTCATTAGATAAAACATCGTTATATTCTTTTTTACAAAGTTCAAATAATAAAATTTCATTTTTACTTCTTTTACCTTGTTTTGATTTTTTACCACCCGCAGATCCCGAGCATTTGTATGAACAAAATCTTCCTTTTAAATTTTCTTTACGTTCAAAATGTTTACCACAGTTATCACATCTACGTATTGTATATTTTATTTCTTTTTTGGGTCTCGGAGGTTTGTTTTTTAACGAAACAGATATTTTAATTCTTGTTTCTTCATTAAAATCTCTACTATTTGAACATTTATAAGAACAATGTTTTGGGTAATCCCCTATTGAAAATATATGTTCAGTTACATTTATTTTATATTCTTTATCACATTTTACACAATTTAATATCTTTTCATTTTTAATTTGGTTTTTTGTAATTAACGATTTTTCAATCATTAATTTTTTATTTGGGTTCATAGAACAATTAGTCACGTGAGCTCCTGCTTGTTGTTTCTTTTCAAAAACAAACGTTTCATTACAAAACTTACATTTATATTCCATCATACTCATTAATATAATTAATAAATATGACAAAATCAAAGTTGCGGGTGCAGGATTCGAACCTGACGTGTCGTTTTACCGACGTGTGCTTATGAGACACCTGAGTTTGACCACTACTCTAACCCGCAAAATGTTGTCCCTCGTGGATTCGAACCACAACTAGATGGACCAAAACCACCTGTACTACCGTTATACTAAAGGACAATATGTACCCAAGGTCGGACTCGAACCGACACGCCTTTCGACACGGTTTCTAAGACCGCTGTGTATACCATTCCACCACTCGGGTATTATTGCACGCATGTAAGGACTCGAACCTTCATCTTCGGTTTTGGAGACCGAAATTCTACCAATTGAACTACACACGCGTTTTGCGTTGATGATAGGACTCGAACCTATAATCGTTCGGTTAACAGCCGAAAGCTTCACCATTAAGCTACATCAACAACTGTAGGGTAAAGAGGACTCGAACCTCCATGATACCTTGCTCCCAAAGCAAGTGACTTAGCCATTAGTCCATTACCCTATTTGTATAAAACAAAAAACCTCGAGATTTTTAAGTCCCGAGGTTTTCTAATATTTTAAGTTAAACTAAATTAACCAACATCAGTATCATCGAGACATATGTGCATAGGTTGCTCATTCCAATTTAGTTGGTTTGAAAACGATGTCATGTTTGTTAATTGTCTCATTGAATTTAGTTTTATCTTTTTCTTTTACAAAGATAACAATAAATATGTATATAATCAAGAAAAGTTAATAAAGATTTTTTTTGACTAGTTGCCGGAACGTGATATTTATAAGGGACAAATAAAAATTATCTCTCTCCTGACTGTTTTCATATGAAAATTGCGGGAGCATTTTAAAAAATTTCATATGGAAAGAATTAGAACATTATCACTTAGTTTAGGCAATAAATTAGCCCACGCATTTTTCTTATTAGTTGGGGTTTGGATTGTATTCGCTCTATGCTTCCAATTATTCTTCGTTTATTTAGAATTTTCCGGTAAACATGAACTACAAAGAAATGTTGTAAATTGGATTGAATGGAGAATCGATGGTACATTCAAAAATAATCCTGAAAATATATGGTACGATGCCGACGACCATATTTGGGTTGAAAGTGTAACCAATGAGGTTAAAATCGGTAAATTAGCTGGTAATAGAAATTTAGCATTTGGAGTTAAAAACATCTTAGAAGAGTTTTTACAAGAAAAGGGCTACGATTTATCGGCATCATCTCCGTACAAATTACAAGTACAAATTGTTTATTTAGATGTTCTTACAACAAAGAAGAACATATCTGTTTTCCATTCTGGTGAGGAGGAAGTGGTTATTAGACTGAAGGGAACATTGACAAAAGACGGTAAAAAGGAAAAAGAACTTATTGTTGAGGAGTCGTCATCTGAGGTATCTATGTCTACTCTAATTGTTGATGAAGGAGGGTCGTTTAATCAAACTTCTTTAAGTAACGCACTCAAAAAAGCCAGTGAAAAACTAATAAATAAATTAATGGTTAAAAAATAAAAAAAAATGAGAAATCTATTAATAATAATCGGGGTAATAACACTATCCCTAATTACGTTTAAGTCAAATGCACAATTAACCGTTAACCAATCGGTAACTCCAACAACGGGGTTAAAAGTTGGAGATACAATTTCAGTAAAGTATACGGTTGCAAGAGGTACAACCACACCTCGTTATTTTTGGTTAAGATACCAATATAATAACAAAGCATTAGCATATGTTTCAACTACATTCTCACAAGGAACATCGGTTCAGACATTCTATACAGGTTGGTCGTCATATAAATTCACTGCGAGTACTGCGAATAGTATCACCGCTAAAGATTTATATGCTCAATATTTGGTATCACCTTGGGGTTATGCCGCTAACGCAGATTGGAGTGTTGGTCAATTAACTGTTCAAAGAACTGATGCATCAATCAACGGAGACATTGCAACTCAAAAATATGTAATTAAGGATTTGGGTGCATATACTGATATTCACAAATTAGACTTATCATATTCAATTGACGCAACAAGTGCCAACATTACACCAATAACAACCGACCCAGGTACAATGTCTTTAACAAATGTAACGGGTAACACATCTCAATTTAAAGTAAGAGTTTTATTCCCAACAGGATACGATATTACCGCTCATAGTGTTTCATTAATACCATTAACAACCGCAGGTGAAGTTAACTGGACGGCACAAGCAATTGCTTCTAAGGTATTGGATGCAAGTGGTGAGGCAATATTTACAACTGAAACAAAAGTGGGAGACACATTTGCAGTATTTGTAAATGCAGCATTACAAAAAACGTTTATGAATAACATTATAACTGTATCTGACGCATATAGAGCATTTTTAGGTATTTCACAAGTGGATATATCAGGTACACAAACATATTTCACAAGACCAATATTACAAAAGAAAGTTGGTTTAATTACAAAAGATAAAACAACATTTAGTGAAAGTGATTCATATAATTTATTTGCACATGTAATGGGAATAGATGTTAAGTCATCTGCTATGATTCCATCAAACGCAGCACCTGTAAATGGTGTTGTAAATTATAAATGGTATAATGGTTTATTAAATCAAAGTTGGTTAGATGGGACACCGACATATAAAACTAAGGTAACATCTTCAAATCAAGCGGTGGACATGGTATTTGCATGGGGTGGTGATTTAGATTGGTCTCATTCGTCAGATCCTGACGTAATTGCCTCGAGAATAGCTTCGGGAAATTATGCAAATTCAATTAATCCATCTGAAAATGTTATTAAAACAATGTCAACAACAACAATGTCATACACACCAACAGTTGAAAAGGCGACATTGAGTTTGAATTCCACAATTGCCAATAATAAAGTTGTATTAACAGGAACATTAACTAAAGAAGGTTTGGCTGGTTTAGAAGTTATATTACAATATGATAATTCTAAATTGACTTTTGATAATATTGCATTTGATGCTGGCGCCAATGTAACTAACTTCTCAACAAATGAGGACGGTAGATTAACATTTGGTTCAATGGACCAAACAAAAACTGCAAGAATTAAAGTAGGTACACCTTATAAATTAACATTTATACCAAAACAAACTTTAACGAATACAGCTGGTTTATTTTATACTGTTTTATCAGATGCCGTTGATGGTGGTGGAAACAAAATAAATTTAATAGTAGAATAGTATGAGGAAATTATTAGTAATATGTTTTTTACTAATCTCATTTTTAGGGTTCGGACAGAGTGTATCTGCTCCGGACTCTAAGTCGTTTATACCGTCTACAATTGGGCAAGATGCAAGTGGGTTTAGTTTAAGTGGATTTTCTACGACATCTAATTTGTTAGCATCAATAAGTTTAATCAACCCATCAACAAATACTACGTTCTACCTTAATACAACAACGGGTTTAACCGCAGCAAGTGGATTTACTTTAACAGGTAATAAAACTCGTTTAGTGGTAACAGGTACAATGGCTAGTATCAATAATGCATTAGCATCTTTAAAAATAACCACAGGCTCAGTAGTTGGTAATGTTCAAATATCGGTAGCGGCAACTGTAAACCCTGTTGGATATTTTTACAATGGTGTAAACGGACACTTTTATAGACCAATATCAACAGGTACAACATACACCGGAGCAAGAGCCGCATCATTATTAACAACATTCAAAGGACAGACAGGATATTTAGTAACAATAACATCAGCATCTGAAAATGCTTTTATATTTTCCAACGTACCACAAGCTAATATATGGTTTGCGGCAACCGATGAAGTTAAAGATGGGACTTGGGTAATTGACGCGGGACCTGAAAAGGGGACGGTAATGAAAACCTCAAATGGACAAACCGCCGGAAATATTCCTGGTGTTTATAATAACTGGGCATCAGGTGAACCAAATGGTAATAATGGTAGTGAGAATTATGCAGTAACAAACTGGAACAGTCAACCAACATGGAATGATTTATCAAACAATTGGAACAATCCTTATATAATTGAATACGGAACTTGGACTAACCCTGATGATGCAACATTTACTGAATTTTATACCAATAGTGTAACTCACTCAAACGGAGAAGTATTAAGAGCATCATTTAATGTTGATTTTGGAACTAATATAGATGAAACTAAATTTTCAGCAAAAGGATATACATACACAAATAATACTTGGAATGTAGTAAACGGAACCGCTAAACAATTAAGTGGTTTAGGTAAAGTTGATTTAACGAGTTTATTAGATACTTCTAAAACTGCAAATGGAGTTAAAGCGACAACATCCGCTGGACAAGTTGAATGGGCAATAATAAATCCATATGACGCCAATTTAGGTGGACATCAATTATTAATAGACGAAAGAGAATTTGATGGAACGGGTGTTTCTCCAAACAATGTAACTTCAATTAAATTATTTGATATATACGATGGACCAGTTACCGTTAGTAATGTAAGTGGTTTTTGGAAAACCTATATAATGTCAGGTAATTTAACAACCAAAATAACTTCATCAACATTTCAATCTCAATTAAGATTACAAGATGGTTGGTATGGAACGAAAGCTGAATTTACTTTTTCACCAACGATGACATATAAACCACACGGAATGGAATTATCTCATTCTAATCAAAACGAACTAAACACATTATATAATAGTATTGTTACAGTATCGGATGTTTTTTTAGCGTTTAAGGAATTGGCGGATGGTGGGATATTTGGAAATCAAAGTGGGATGGGATTAACAAATGGTATTCAGTATTTGAACGCAGATGTGGACGGTAATGGGGTATTTAATGAAAGTGATACATATAAATTATTACAACATCTTACAGGAGTTCAATCACTTTCACAATCCACGGCATTAACTTATTTGATGAAGTTATATAACAAATCCGATTATGATGGGATAACAACATCAAATTGGGCGACTCAATTTAATTCAACTCGTAATCTACTTCCATTTACATTGAGTAGTTTGAATAACACGTATAATTTAAGTGTAACTTGGTTGGGTGATGTAAACCTTTCACATTCAGCACAGCAAAGTGTAAGTGGTGTTGCAACTAATTCATATAGGACAATGAGTTTAACAACTAATTCAGTTTCAAATGAAATTAACGCATCACTTATGGGTGAAAATATAGGTGGTAAAGTTGTAGTAACTATATCAATAGACCCGTTACAACAAGAGTTAGTTGGTGCACAATTCCAATTAAATTATGATAATACGATATTAGAATTCCAAAAGGTAGAGTTTATAACAAAAGGTAACCCAACTAATTTTGGAACCGATAAAGGTACCTATGTAAAAATTGGGTCTCTAATTGGTGATGCATCAACTACATTGGATAAAACAACGGAATATAAAATAACATTTGTACCAAAAATTGGAATAACCGGAATATTAGGATTGACTTCAATATCAACAACTGATGCGGTTAATAAAAATGGAACACAATTAAAAGTGAAAGTAAACTAATGAAAAAACTATTATTAATCATATCGTTAGTTTTGATTGGATTTGTATCAAATGCACAAATACAAAAACCCGATACATTACAACTATCGGCAAAAGAATTATTTGGAGAGAGTGATGATTGGAACGATGTGGGTATATTACAATCCTATGTTAATTTTTCAAAAGATGTACTTTCATCCTCAAACTTATCAGTTGGTATAATTGGAAAACAAATATCAACTACTCTTAATTTGGGTTACAATAAATCATCTATGAATGGGCAGTGGGGACATACATTCGCGGGATCAATAAATCCTATATGGAACTACTATGGTGTGGGTTATGGCCTTAGTAAAAATACTGAAAAAAGAACTACTACATTACAATCATTTTATTCAACGGATTTTGATTTCCAAAAAGATATTACATTATCATTTATCGATGTATTCAGAACTAAAAAGTTTGGAACATTCGGTTATAGTGTAATTGCGTCAAAATCATTTTGGGAGACTTATCAGGGTGAGTGGGAAGGAAAATATACGGTAGATGAAAATGGTGATTTTAAAGATTTAATATACCCAATGATACCGGCATCAAGTGAAATAAGTTATAGAGGTATGGTGATGTACACATATACATTGAAAACAAAGAGAGTAAACATATCACCACAAATATTTGCAATGAGCGATGTATATAAAGTATTTAAAGATGGTACTGAATCGGATTTAGCATATATAGACGATTTCAATTTGGACTTATATTATGGAACATCTATTGATTGGAAAATAACTAAAAGGTTCATTTTGAATACTAATATTAGATATAACACAACTTTTGACAAATTGAGCGAATCGGTTGGGTATAAAAAGAGTAATCCAATAATGTTTATGATAGGAACAAACTTTCAATTTTAACATATGAAAAAAATACTATTCATATTTGTGATTTTACTATGGGGTTGTACTAAGATGGATATCCCAACCCCAACTTCCCCTGTTGAAAAAATATTCAATGTGGGTGAAAGTAGTGTAACAAATGGTCAATCAATTTTTTTTGATTTAACCTCTAATACTGTACATTATTTAATTTTAATCGATAAAAATAGTGGACAAGTAATAAGTCGAGAAAAATTTAATGGTCAAATAGGTGAAAATGAAAAAAAGATTTATACCAATTCACTACCCAAGGGATATTTATATTTAGTACTTGAGGATGTGGATAAAAAAGAATTAAAAAAGACAACAATAATAGTAAATTAAAAAATGACAAAAATGAAAAAGATTCTCTTATTGGTATTGGTATCCACAATTTTAACAGGATGTTATAAGGACGATATCTTACCCGCACCTCAATCAATATCAGAAGACCTTAAAATGGCAAGTTCTGTTGGTATTAAACTACAATCAGCATTTGTCACTTCAGAAGTGGCTATGAACGTTAAAATTGAAACCGCAGGTTCGGTAACAATTAAAATATTTGACATTTCAAATAGGGTGGTATCTAAAGAAACAATGAATGTAATTGCCGGTGATAATTTATTGAAGGTTTACACAAACGCATTACCATCATCAGCATACAGAATTGGATTGTTTGACTCTAACGGTAAACAATTAGGAATTACAGATTTTAATAAAATACAATAATTATATAAAAACAAAATACAATGTCAGAAGAAGTAGAAAATTCAAACGATGGGACTTTATCAGGATTGAAAAAAACTATTATTGGTGTAATAACAACAGCAGTAATGGGATTAGGAACTTGGGGAGTAACCCAAATAACGGGTGGTGGTGATGAACCTGCACCGGTACAACAGGCAGCACCTGTAATTAACATTACAAACTCAAACCAACAGGCACAACAAGCGTCAGGTGGTGGTAAGACAGTTGTAATTAAAGAAAAAGAAACAATTAAAGAAAAACCAGCACCGGTTAAGAAAAAAGAAGGTGATGAGTTTAAAGAAGAGGCTCCTAAGTGGTAATATGGAACAGGGGTTAAGTTTTATATCAGTGGTTTCTATATCTATGATAGGAATAGCAATCGATTCACCAATATGGTTTTTATCATCATTCGTAATCGGTTGTACATATCTAGTTATTAGAGGAAAGAAAAAGGGCTGGCGTTGGGAAAGATAAAAATTTAGTAAAACAATTAAAAATGTCAGAAAAAAAAGAACAACCGAGTGGTTTTAAAGATTTATTGAGTAATATGATGAAACGCAGATGGTATATTACTGCGTTAGTATTGGGTGGATTTATGTTTATTATAGGAGGAATGTTTTTCGCCATACTAAACAAATCAGAAATAGCGGGAGAATGGAAAGAACTTCTTTTATTGTTATTAGGTGCTTTCATTGGTTCTTATGGTAAAATCATTGACTATTGGTTTAGTGATACCGATAAGGATAAGATGTTAGTTCAGAAAATGGATGAGGAAGATGGTACATCATTAAGTAACACAGCTGATATGCCTGTAACTCCACCGAATAATAGTCCTTTAATTCCTGAATCATTTCAAACAGCATTAGAGAATTCAAAAGTTGAAAAGATAAACGATACGTTTGAACAAGTACCGACTACACAACCAAGAACTGGTGTGGAGGTTGATGAAGATGGTGATGGTACAATGGATGGTATTGATTTTGATGGTGATGGTAAAATTGACATGTATTTCGCACACAGACAATGTGAACACGTTTGGGGAGATTTAGACGGAGATGGTACTGAGGAATGTTTGAAATGTGGTAAGATAAAAGATGAAATTGCAGAAATGCATATGGAAGGATAATAAATAAAATTAAAAATTGACAAAAATGAAATTTAAAGAATGGGTTATCGAACTTTTCAAAGATGAAAGGGGATCAATATCGGTTAAGCCGGTAATAGCAATGGTAGGTGCAATGTTCCTATGTATTACGATGGTATTAAATTCGTTCTCTCACGCGGATTTCGCACCGTCACCTGAATTAGTTAATGCTGTGATGTTAATCACAGGAATTGGTATGGGTGCTGATACGGTGGACAAGTTCACACACAAAAAGAAAGACGAAATGGAAGGTTAATATTAAGGGGGGATAAAACCCCCCTTTTTTAATAAAAATTTATTTAAAATTAATTAAAAATGGAAGAAAATAATGAAATCGTTACAATTATTGAAGAAATAATTACGGAACCCGAAATTGTCGAGGTTGTTGAAGAAGTAATTTCAGAACCTGAAATTGTTGAGGTTGTTGAAGAAGTAAAAAATAAAACATTTAAAAGAAAATCACACCCAAAAAATTGGAAGGGTTAAAATAGAATGTATGAAAAAATTATTAATATTATTAAGTGTTCTTTTACTAAGCGTTGTTGCCGTTAGTGCACAAACAATTGGTAAAACTAAAACAGAAGAGTATAAGGCAGACTTTGAAAAGAAAAGAGATATAAGTGCTTACATGGATTACGATGGACCCCAAATTCCAATTCAAATATTAAAGGCCGGAATTTCTGATGAAATGTATGAGATGTATCCTGAATTAAAAGAAAAACGTGTTGGTTTAGGTGTTGCCAATATTTCAATGGAATACCTTGAAAACTTAAACAGATTCAAATTTACCGAAGATAAAACGGAAATTAAGAATCGTATGGTAAAACAATTCCAAGCATCTGCAGCAGGCATATCTGAAAACAAATTAGATGGTCGTGGTAAAATCAATTTGGCGGAGTATTTTGTCACTATTGAGTGTTATGACTACTCGGTATCAGAAGATGAAACCATTAACCTAAAAGACGGTATTAAAGACAATATGGTAACTCGTATAGGTCTTCAGGTTAGATTTACAAATGCTGAAACTGGAGTAGTATTCGGTGGATCAGGTTTAGGTGAAGCCACAACAAAAAGAGAACTAACCTTATTGTCAGATGCAACGATAGACCCAATTAAGTTTAATCAATCAACAATATCAATTGCAACAAAAAAGGCTTTAGATGTTGCTTGTGCTAACATTTTAGATAGAATGATTAAAAAGGGTATTTTCACAAAATAAAATCTTAACATAAAGAATTATTAAAAAGGGGGTATAATAACCCCCTTTTTTTATATTTATATAAAAACAAATCTATGAAAACTCTCTTATTTGTATTATTATTAATACCGTCCCTGATATTTGGACAAGTGTCAAATTGGAGAACCAATCCTCCACAACAATCAACTCCACAAACAAGAGTGGAAGTGCCTAGAGTACAACAAAACACTACACAAACAAACGATATAAGTAGATGGAGAAATAATTCACCTAGACAATCACAACCAGACCCTCGTGGAAGAGTTAGAATTCAAAATTGGGGCAGACCTAATCAATTTGGTTATTATTGGGGTAATTGGGGATGGTACCAACCATTCCCATACATATGGTATGATGATTTTGGGTGGAGACAAAGAAGTGTGATTCGTGTATATGAAAATGGTAAAAGAGACACTATTAGAAAAGAAAAGGTATATACATCGTTTGGTATTGGTCACACAAACAATAAACAAGCATCATTTTGGGGAACTATCGGAGGTAAGAAAGGATATTTCATTATGGATTATGTGATGAGTTATGATATAGATAGAAATCAGTATTTTCCAAATGGTAATTTAGTTATTGCAGATTTTCCTGTTAGTAAAGAGATATTCACAAAAGAACATACACTTTATTTAGGAGGTGGAAAGAGATTCAATAAATTCGGAGTACATACAATGATAGGATTTGGTAACGAAATTCAAAGATATCAGGGTAAAGATGACTTAGGTGGTATATCATTTCCAAAATCAAATATAAACTTTACCACATTCAAAGTCGGACTAATAAGAGATTTCAAATGGTTCACATTAAAATTAGATACTGACCCAATTAGAAAGTATTCTCAAATATCAATCGGACTGAACAATAAATAATGAAAAAATATATTATCTCTCTCCTAATATTATTTTTTTGTGGTAAGTCTTTTGGTCAAAGTACAATAACACAGACTTACATTGACCCATGTGATAATAAAGTTTACGTGGTTACAATTCCATTTGGTCAAAATCAAACAATTGCAATTATTAGAGGTAAATCAAGAATTGTCACATTAGCGGATATTAATAGTGGAGCGTTCCAATTATGGGTAAATTCTATATTTGCAACACCGTGTTCGACACAAGATGATGCAATTTTCTTAGCTCAACAAGCAGCGGCAAGAGCGGCGGCAGATGCTGCAGCTAAAGCGGCCGCGGATGCGGCGGCGGCTGCCGCGGCCAAAGCGGCTTCAGATGCTGCAGCTAAAGCTGCGTCAGATGCCGCAGCCGCTAGTGCCGCCTCAGCCGCAAGTAGTTCCGCCTCATCAGCAGCAAGTGGAGCCGCTTCGTCTGCTGCAAGTTCAGCAGCATCATCAGCAGCAAGTTCGTCAGCAAGTGGTGCTGCAAGTGGTGCCGCGTCATCAGCGGCAAGTACTGCATCAACACCACCACCAACTTCATCACCTCCACCATCAAGTGGTAGTTCATCACCACCAGCAAGTGGTGGATCATCATCTTCATCAAGTAGTTCTTCTTCGTCAAGTAGTTCTTCTTCATCATCATCGGAAAGTAAGACTGAAACTAAAACCGAATCAAAGACAGAAAGTAAAACTGAATCAAAAACAGAAGAAAAGAAAACTGAAACTAAATCAGAAGAAAAGAAAGAAGAAACTAAATCTGAAGAAAAAAAATCAGAAGAGAAGAAAGAAGAAAGTAAAAAAGAAGAAGAAAAGAAAGAGGAGAAAAAAGAAGAAAAAAAGAAAGAAGAGGATAAAAAGAAAAAGACTGAAGTCACAAATCCATTATTAATGTCTTCCGACTTAACAACGGCTCAAACACCAGATAATAGATATTTGGTATCCATATCAATAGGTGTGAGTAAATCATCAATGGCGGGAGATGAAAGTTATAGTGGTGGAATGGTAATTACTAGTGATTTAAGTCAAGTAGTTGCCACAGGTGGGTACACAAAAATGGCAATGAAAAAAGACGGGACTTTAGATGCAATACATTCATATGGTACTGCGGTTGCCTATTTGGGAGGAAACTATATGAATCTATTAGGTTATACTTGGATTAAACCAACACCAAAAAAAGGAACATTTGGTTATAATGTCGGAGTTATTAATTTATTTTTAAAAAACGCAAACAATGGATTTGATTATAATGTGGCATCATCAGCAATTGCATTTTGGACCAAACCATATCAATATAGTAAAAAATTAACCGTGTCTCCACAAGTATTCACAATGTTTTCACCAATATCGTGGAATAGTGTAAATGGTGAAACAACCGTGAATAGACACATGGGATTTTTATTAGGTTCTTCGTTTGATTATAAACTAAGTAAAAGATTTGGTTTTAGTTTTAATTATAGATTAAATGGTAGTACCAAACCAGGTTCTCCATTCTTAAGTAATTTCCTTATAGGATCAAGAATGATGTTATAATATATCCTTATCTAATATAAGAGGTTTAATGTGTTGACGTTGTTTACGAACACCATAATGATTGGTTGTTTTAGAAAGCGTAATTCCAAAAGAGGAACATAATAAGATAAGACCTATAAGTAAATTTAACATATTGTATTTTTTTATATAACTATTGGAAAAATACAAGAAAAATATTATAATACCAAGAAAAATAGGATAATAACAAGAGATTCTTTATATAGTACAATAAAAAATCCCCGATGGATAAATCCAACGGGGATATGACAAAAATGAAAATGTACCTCTCTCCTGATACAATTAAATTATAGATAATTCTTTTTTATTTGTCAACACTTCATATAATTTTTTTATTTCCGCACATTTTTCGTAGTCCTCAATACTCTCAAAATATGGTAACACATCTCTGGTTAAAACAATTGTATCGGTCCTATTAAATTTAAATTCAGTATCCCATTCTAAACCTTGTATAATAGCTTGAATATAAAGGGTTAATATTCTTTTTTTATTATCTTTAAAACCATAGAACACCTCCAAAATATTTTCATAAATTGATTTTTTATTGATGTCATAAAAATCAGAGAAATCTTCATATTTCCCTTTTATGTACATTTTTTTATATGGTGTTCTTGTTTTTTGTGTGTAAGCCATTATCTAATATTTGATTACTATAATATAAATAATTTATTTTAAAAATAAAAATTATTTTTCATTACTTCTATCCCATTTTGCTTTTCTAGCTTCAGGTGAGAGTATCAATGGCTCATCAATTGTGTGTTCTATTTTAACTCTAATACAAGTTTGAGGTAAACTACAATTCATTAAATAATTATTAATGTAACCCATCATATTAGCACTTCCAATTGGGTTGGCGGAATGTACATAAATTTGGGGGAGTGGTATTTTTTTACTCATACTTTCACTAACCAAAAATTTACAACAATCGTATCCTGTTTTTTCACCAACTATGTTGTCATAATTTAACACATAATTATTTTTTACATTTGTATAGTATTCAATCATAGATTCCTCACCTAAATCATGATCTAATGAAATAACTTCAAAATTTTCTAATCCATATAATCTAATGTTAGAAACAAAATGTTCATAATTTCTTACAATAATCCAATCCTTACCAATTGGTGTTCGTACATCATCTAGGTAAATTCTTTTCTTTTCGTTATTCATCTTTCTTAAATGGTTTTGAGTAATCTGGATATAATATTTTCCAAATAGTTTGTTTAGGGTTTGTTCCATCTAACATGTTAAATAAAATGTTAGAGTGTCTATATTGTTTCGCTCTTAAAGCAAAATCTTTTCTACTTAAATTTCGATTATTTAAATTTTCAAATATTTCTCTATAATCTTTTTCTATATTTTCAAATCTTACTGTTAAATCACGTACAGTTTCTTTAACCCAATTGTAAAATTCGTCAGGTACCTTATCAAGTATTTCATCTAAAGGTCTATTATCTTTTAAGTATTCCCATATATCTCTATTTGATATATTGGTTAAAATTTTATGTAATCGTTTATATTCTTCTCCTTTGATTTTCATACGAAAACCATTTTTAAAACGAATTACATAACCTTCTCTGTCCTTACTAATTTCTTCTTTAAGTAAATCATACCCTTCACCCCAAGTTTTGTATGTTGTCACAATTTCAAATCCACAATCTTGTAACCAAAATATTGAACTGTCGGGAACTTCGTCACCTGTTTCAGTATGTATAGCACCAAGAACTACTAATTTTTCTTCATTACCGTAATCAACAACGATTCTATTTTCAGGATAGATAATTTCAAACAAATATGTGTTATCTTTTCTTATTGCACTGATATCATGTCTGTCAAGAATTTCCTTTCCCTTAATTGCCTGTGGTGATGTAAAAGAACCTCTAGTTGCTAATATCCATTCACCCTTTGTCTTAGGTGTTGGTTCATAATATGGATTATCATAATCGGGTATGTTGTTTGGGTCAAAGAACCTTTCCATACCCGTTTCATAATTGTTATTAAACCATATGTTATATCTCCTTTCATCACTTAATTCTTCTTTATAATAAAAAAGAATACCCAAAGAACCATCCATTTTTTCATAGACAACAAAATCTTCGTTAGGTATATCTTCTGGTTTATGTTCTTCGTAGTTAAAAAATTTCTTAAACGGTCTTGCAACAACATCACCTTTTGAATTGGTGACTAAACCGCGGCATTGTATAGTGATGTCATCCCACAATCTTTCATATTGAACTTTTGGAGAATAATTCCAAATAGTTAAGTCAAGGGTTGGGTGGGTCTGTTTATGTAACAAACCGTCTTTATGATATTTCTCTAAAATTTCCAACATTACTTGATGCGTTTAAATAATCCAATATTGTATGTCCACTTCAACCAATTAAAAGATAGATATACTGCACATATTTTGTTTTGAAGTAATGATTTATGTGATTCTGGTTCACATGTTTCAAAATAAAGATATGCAAATGGTAACGGGTATACCGCCCATTGGTTTTTAAATAAACTTGAATGGAATTTCATTTTTGTTTTTTTTGGTGACATGATTTTAAAATAAGATTCAATAAATTGACTCATCTACAATTTGATTTCAAACCTATTCTTCATTTGTTGAAGTTTATCTCTTGGAACTCCGTGAATATTTTCGTTACCGTGTCTATTTTCAACAATTATGGTGTGAACACGATAATCATATCTTTCTGCCATTTTAAAATATTCATCCATCTCCCATTCTTGGGTAAAAGTATTCGCAACGACTATTCTTGATTTTTGTTGTCTCATTCTTTCAGAGCACCTAAATTGACAATAGTTATGAGCTTCTTTTAATTTGGTGGGGTCAAAATTATATCCACCATTTCCGTCGTCAAAAAAATCATCCGCCGATAATATCTCTTGTGGGTTATTATTTGGTTGTTGTAATATAACATTTGCTAATGTTGTTTTACCTGAACCAGGTATACCTCTAAGAAGTATTAAATCACCTTGTTTTTCTGTATTTGTATCCATGGAGAGTGGGTTTTAAATTAAAAATAAGGTCGGATTGGTTACCGACCTAAATTTTTATTTTACAGCTGAGCTGTCTGCAGGAATTTGTGCAGTTGTTGAATCTGTTGCAGTTACAGCCACAGAATCTACAATAACTGCCGTTGAGTCAGTTGTTTCAGTTGCGGTTGACCCTGAACCACATGCAGTTAGTGTAAGTGCTACACCAAGTGCTAAGATAAATGTATATTTTTTCATATAATGTAAATATACGAAAATACACTGATAAAACCAAATTTCAATGAAAAAACCCCAACGAGATGTCGGGGTTTAAGGTCTTTCGGTGGGTTCAACCCCACTTACTTATGAAAAAAAACGAAAAGGTAATCGACAAAGAGAACCTCTGAGAATATAAATATATATAACTTTATAAAAAAGTCAACTATTTATAACAATTTTTTTGAAATTGTCAGTTTTTCGTCTTTATATTTAAGGATTATTTGTTCTCCTTCTTTAATATTTCCTCTTAAAATTTCTTCACTTAAAAAATCTTCACAAAGATTTTGAATGATTCTTTTTAGAGGTCTAGCGCCGTATTCTTCTTGACTGTTTAATTCGAAAATTCTATTTGTAACAGTTTTATCAAAGGTTACCAAGAAATTTTTATCCAACAATCTATTGTTTAATTTACTAATCTCTATTTGAATGATTTTCTTAAGAGTTTCTTCATTAAGAGCATTAAATAATATTACGTCATCAATACGATTTAAAAATTCTGGGTTAAATTGTTGTTTTAACGCCTTTTGTATCATTGACTTTCTTACCTCGTACTTTTGAGTTTCGCTTGATGATGTATTAAAACCAACACCTCCACCAAATTCAGAAACTCTTTTAGCCCCCAAATTGGATGTCATAATAACCAAGCAATTTGTGAAGTTTATTTTTCGACCAAATGAATCAGTTAAATGTCCTTCATCTAAAATTTGTAATAATAGATTAAAAACGTCTTTATGTGCCTTTTCAATCTCATCAAATAAAATAACAGAGAATGGGTTGTTTTTAACCTTTTCAGTTAATTGACCACCTTCATCGTACCCAACGTAACCTGGAGGGGAACCAATTAATTTAGATACATTGTGTCTATCCATAAACTCACTCATATCAACACGAATGATTTTTTCAGGGTCACCAAATAAAAGATTAGCTAATGATTTTGCTAAATGTGTTTTACCAACACCCGTAGATCCTAAAAAGATAAATGAACCTATAGGTTTATTAGCGTCTTTGATTCCAACACGATTCCTTCTAATTGCTTTTGATATTGTTGTAATAGCTTCTTCTTGTCCAATTACTTTATCTGTCAATAAGGTTTCCATTTTTAATAGTTTCTCTGTTTCCTTACTATCAAGTTTAGTAATCGGTACACCGGTCATTTCGGAAACTATTGTATAGACATCATCAACAGAGACAGGAATTTTATTCCCCTTTTGTTTTTCTGACCATTTTACCTTTTCATTTTCAAGTTTATCGAAAACTTTCTTTTCTTCATCTCTTAATTTTGCCGCTTGTTCATAATTTTGAGATTTAACAACTTGTATTTTTCTTTCTTTTATCTCATCAATCAATTTTTTTAATTTTTCAATTGATTCGGGTACTCTACTCGATACTCTTTTTTCTGAACCTAATTCGTCTATTACATCAATCGCCTTATCAGGAAATTGTCTATCTGTAATATATCTACCAGAAAGTTTAACAATTGTTTCTATTACATTTTCCTCATAAGATACCCTATGAAATGTTTCATATGACTCTTTTAAATTTTTAAGAATCTCAACTGTTTCTGCCATCGTAGGTTCTTTTAAAATTACCTTCTGAAATCTTCTAACTAATGCAGAATCTTTTTCGATGTGTTTTTTAAATTCATCAAAAGTAGTTGCTCCAATACATTGTATTTCACCTCGAGCTAAAGCTGGTTTCATAATATTTGCAGCATCCATCGCACCACTTGCATTACCCGCACCCACCATTGTGTGTAATTCATCAATAAACACGATTACATTTGGTGACTCTTGTAATTCGTTTAAAATTGCTTTAATACGTTCTTCAAATTGTCCACGATATTTTGTACCTGCAACAAGTGAAGTTAAATCTAAAGACATAATTCGCTTATCTAATAAATTTGTTGGACAATCTCCTTTAACAATCATTAAAGCAAGTTTTTCAACAAGTGCGGATTTACCAACACCAGCATCGCCAACAATAACCGCATTATTTTTCTTTTTACGTGAAAGAATTTGCGCTATTCTTTTTACTTCTTTATCCCTACCAACAACAGGGTCAATTTTACCATCTTCTGCGAGTTTAATTAAATCTCTTGAGAAGTTATCTAAAATTGGTGTGGTTGAACCTTTGCGTCCCTTTTTAGGGGTTGAGGTTGGTCCGTCCTCGAAGAAATCTACTGCCATGTGTTATTAAGTTTTGTTGATACAAACATAACACATTTCATTCTAAAAAACAAATAAATGTCAAAATGTCTAAAAAAATGTCTAACCAATGTCTAAATGTCAGTTTTAGACATTTGGCAAATAATTTGTAAAAATATATTAAAAATATAAAAACTATGATAACATTATTTAAAGACCCATTCTTCACAGGATTTGATACTAACAGATTTTTATCAACTCCTGAAACTAACATCAGTAAAAGTGAAACTGAATATTCAGTTTCGATAAGTGTACCTGGATTAACCAAAGATGATTTAAAAATCTCAACAAAAGAAGGTATATTAAAAATTATTTACGAAAAACAAGAAAGTGATAAATCACATCATTTTGTTGGGAGTTTTGTAAAATCCTATAATATACCCGATGACGTGAAGGAAAAAGATATCATTGGTAAGGTTGAAAACGGAGTTCTTGAACTTACTTTACCTATTGATAGGAAAAAGTCATTGGAGAGACAAATTTCTCTTAATTAAACTAAACCCCGTGAAAACGGGGTTTTTTTATACTTATAATAAAGAAAATATAATGAATAAAAATTTAATGAAACGTAACCATATTGAACAAGTCAACATTAAACTTCTTAAAAGTACCGATGACGAATCAATTCGTAATAAATTTAATGAACCTGAAGTTAAGAGTACAAAAAGAAAGGAATATCTTAGTGATAAACTCATCAATCAATTAAAAAAGAATTTTTAATTTATCACCCCCGACTCATCGGGGGTTTTTTATTTGATATTTATTGTTTATATTATAGTACTAAAACAATAATATTATGGGAATAATTTCAGAAACAATTAATGGAAAGATGATTGACGTTACCATCAATTCGTCTAATTTAAAATCGGCCTCATTTAATACAGAAAATGAGGATTTAACTGTGACTTTTAATAATGGTGCTATTTATGAGTATAATAAAGTTCCTTGGTCCAAGTTCACTAAGTTTAGACTTGCTGAATCACAAGGAAAGTACTTCAACGAGAATATCGCCAGAAGTTATAAGTTTACTAAAAAAGGATGAGTTTATTTGAAGAACTGATTGAGGATAAGGAAGAAGATAAGAAAATTATCAAGTCTTTCAAATCAAAAGATTCACTATCGGAACAAATTTTCGAAGGGTCTGATGGTAAGTTTTCTATGCGTGAGGATATTCGAAAAAATTTACTAAAGATATCAAATGATTTTATTGATAGTCTCGGTATTGAATTTTTTATTCATGATATAGTTCTTACAGGTTCTTTAGCAAACTACAATTGGTCAAACTATTCAGACGTAGACCTACATATTTTAATTGATTTTAAAGAAACGGATTATAATTTAGACTTACTAAAAGAATTTTTTGACGCTAAGAAAAACGTGTGGAATGAAAAACACAACATTATTATCAAAGGATACGATGTTGAGTTGTATGTCCAAGATGTTGATGAAGAACACGTATCTTCAGGTGTTTATTCTATTCTAAACAATAAGTGGATTGTTGAACCAGATAAGGTTAAATCTAATATTGACGATAAGATGATTCTTCAAAAATCTGAAGAATATATGAAGAAAATAGATTTACTTATCAAAAAAGGGGGACCGATTGAATCAATTGATGAATTAAGAAAGAAATTAAAAGAATTTAGACAAAGTGGTTTAGAATCAGGAGGGGAGTATTCTTATGAAAACTTGACCTTTAAATTACTTAGACGAAATGGGTACATTGAGAAATTATTAAAACTAAAAACAACACTTGTAGATAAGAAATTATCCATAACACAATAAAGAACCTTATTTTTTTCCCTATATCAATGTATTTATAGGATAAGAATAAGTATATCTAACAATTAATAAAATGGCAGACTTAAAACCACTTGGTAGTGAAAAACTTAACGGAGATGACAAATTAAAAAGAATTCTCGAGTTAACCTACTACAACAATAACCAACCATCAACTAAAAAATCCGAATTAGTGAAAGAATCAACTAATGGGGGTGTTTACGGTATCGTTAAAGAAAAAGACGGATACTATGTAAAAAAGGGGTTAAACGAAAGTTCTCTTGATTACATTGGTGGTATGTTTATGAAGAACAAAAATAAATTTTCATCATATGCTGAAGCATTTAAAAGATTAGATCTTTTAAAAGGTCAAGAAGACTTGCAAGAGGCTACAAAATATGTTTTAAAACAAACAAAACCACAAGATGAGTCTCCATTGGCACAACCTTCTATGGATGCACCTATGGCTCCTGATGCTGGTATGGATGTTCCACCTGCGGCTGAAGAGCCAATGGGAGATGTTCCTGCTGAGGAACCAATGGGTGAATTACCACCAGCGGGTGGAGAAGAAATGGGAGTAGAAGGAAAACGTTCTGATTATATGGCTGAAGCTCAAAAATTTGCAGGTAAGTTAGGACAAGAGTTAAGAGATTTACAGGATAAAATGGAAAGTGATGATATCAAGTACATTTTAAACATGATTATTTCTGCCGTTGATTTAGATAAATTAGACGATGAGGATATTGAAGACATTGCTAAAAAATTCGAAAGAGAGGAAGATGAAATGGGTGGAGAAGAACCAATTGCTGAACCATCTGCAGAAGATGAGGTACCTGCTGAAGAGCCGGTAACCGGTGACGAAGACTTAGGCGAGACTATGGATTTATTGAATAGTTTTATTGAGTCGCCAATTGGTGAAGAAGATACCAATGAATTGGATTTAAGTCAATTTGCAGACATTGAAGCAAGTGAAGGACAGTCTTATGAAGATGACGTTCAAGAACTTGATTTAGACGAAATTAAAAACGATATTAATCAAGCTATTAGTGAAAAATTAAGTAAATACTTTAAATAAAATGCATCTTATCTATGTCAATGAAATAGGTTCTGATTATAAAGGTCAAAAACAGTACGAATTTATCTTTAGTAAAAGTACTGAAATTGACATGGATGGGTGGTTTATTATACCCGCATCCGCATCATCACAACCTAAATCACCTGAGATTGAATATGTTGATTTAGTTGGATTATTAAAAAATACAGATTTACAATTAGAATTAGTTCAAGACTCCGATTATTTCGGAGTTATTGATGCTGTAGATGGTGTAGTCGCAATGGCTTGGGAGAAATTTGACATTGATTCAGATAGTGAAAGATTAACATTTAAATTTGGTGAATCAATTGATAGTGTTACAAAAAAATTAAAAATTAGAAGTTATCTTCTTATAAAAGAGGAAATAAAATTCAAAGAAATATGAAAAGGTCAGAATTAGTTGATAAATTAATCAAAGAAGGAATGTCAGAAAAGACATTGGTAAAATTCACAGATAAACAACTTAGTAACTTAGCCAACAGAATGTTAGGTGAAGCTATTACAACTACGGCCGATGCTTTATCAAAAAGTGCAGCATTACAAAACTTAGCTAAAAAACAAGATATTAAACTTGTTGGTGAGGAAGGAGAAGTTTCTGAAGAATTAAAAGGTAATCAAAAGAAATTAGACAAAAACCACAATGGTAAAATTGATGGTCAAGATTTTAAAATATTAAAGGGTCAGAAAAAAGAAGTTAAAGAGGGTAAGAAATGTGATAGTTGTGGAGAATCAGTAAAAGATTGTAAATGTGATCACACACATATGGACGAGTCTAAAAAGATAAAAAAATGGGTTAATACATTAGCAGAAGAAAATTTTCATAGTTTTACATCAAAAAACGAAATTATGGAATTAATCAATATTAAATTAAACGAATCAGAAGTACACCAGTATGGTCCAAATGTAAAAACAGGACATAATGGCCTTCCTGAATTCATGACATATGAAGCTATTGTTGGAAATGGTCCAAAAATTGCACCAAGCAAACCAAAGGTTGACCCGGGTACAAAACCTAACAAACCTAAAACACCATTCCAACCTGGACCAAAGGTAAATCCTAATCCTAAAGCGTTGAGGGAAGATGATCCAAAAATTGCACCGAGTAAACCAAAGGTTAATCCTGGTACTAAACCAAATAAACCTAAATCTCCACTTAAACCTGGACCTAAAGTTAATCCTTTCCCTAAAGCAACAACTAAGGGAGATAAAAAATAATTTGAAAATATGAAATTATCTAAGAAAAATTTGTTATCTTTAATTAACGAAAATTTAAAAGAGATGGCAATGGATTTTGATACTGCTGATAGACCAAATCCCGATTTACAAGCTAAATTGGCTTCAGGAGATACACCCTTAAAAAAAATACCTTTTCCTAAAACAGGAAACGAACCAAACCAAAATTTCCAAGAACTTTTGGCTTCTGAAAGATATAGACAAATTGTTAATAATGTTAGACAATACACAAACTATCAAGGTACATTAGATGGTACTGAAATGGGTCCATTATTGACAATGATGTATACTGCTCATAATAATATTATTAGACTTGAATCAACACATAAAGAGGCGT